TTCTAATGAATTATTAAGTCTTCTTTTTATTTGATTGATTGATTTGAGGGCAAAGGTACTGAAAACTGATGAATAAAGTGCAGTTTCCCCCTATAATCTGCTATAAATTTAGAAAAATTAGCATTATGGAGGTGAAAAAAGCGAGAAAAAGTAAGTATCTTTGCATCATATTTAAAAAAATCAAAGTTTTTTATAGCATGACAATAACGCTTATCATTAACAGCTGAAAATTGCAAAGTGTTGATAATTAGGTATTTTTGCTCTAAAGCTTGATTCTTAGATGTTTGAAGGTGCTTTTTTTTGTTGTGTTTGACACGTAAAACACGCCAAAAACGAACGATTGTTGCAAAACAGTTGCAAAAAATAAAGTGATATGGCAACATTTAAAGTTATAGTATCAAAGAAACGATCTGATGGTTATTATCCTGTTTACATTCGTATCTTGCATAATCGTCAGAAGTTGTTAGTTAAGACCGATAAGTTTGTTGGTGACAAGGGATTGGTCAAGAGTACAAAAGAGGTGAAAGACTCTTTTGTGCTAGCATCCTGTATGACCCTAATCAATGAGTGGATTGAAAAATTGAATAAGATAGATATAACCGGTTGGACGGTGTATCAGGTTAGGGAGTATCTGCTGTCTTCGTCACAGGATATTTGCTTTTCAGACTTTGCACGTTCCTTTATAGATTCACTTAGCGGAACATTACAACATACGACTCTTCTTGTCTATGAGGGTGGATTGCATAATCTTGAAAATTTTGCAGGAACAAATAAGCTTATGTTTTCTCAGATGACAGTACGCTTTCTGACAGAATGGCTTAAAAGCCTGGAGAATAAGAATAGCTGCAAATGCTATTATCCGACTCTGATGAAGCGTATATATATGGAAGGTATAAGGAAGTATAATGATGAGGAAGCAGGTTTGATGCCAATTAAGTACAATCCTTGGAATAAGATCAAGATAGAGAAAATGACTGTACCTAATAAACGAGCTATTACTTTAGAGGAGTGCAGGAGTTTCTTTGCGGTTACACCAAAATTCGAAGGGCAAAAGCTGGCTTTAGATGTATGTAAGATGATATTATGCTTAGCTGGTATAAATGTAGCTGATCTTTTGGATATGAAGAAGGAATGCTACTATGATGGTATTCTTCATTATGAGAGGAAAAAGACAAGAACGCATCGTAGTGATAAGGCTTATATAGAAATGAGGGTTCCTGAAATGCTTTACCCTACTTTGGAGAAATATCTATCAAAGTCGAATGATCCTTATCTTTTTACGTTTCATACGAGATATTCCACTTCCCGGTCAATGGGTACGAATTTGGGTATTTATATTAAGAGTATTTGCAAAAACTATCTGGGTATGCCTGATGATGAGTTTTATACACCTTATACTTTTCGCCATACTTGGGCCACTATCGCACAGAATGATATAGGTGCCAACTATGCAGAGATAGGATTTGCAATGAACCATGCAACTACTCATAAGATTACGAGCGGTTATGTGAAGCCGGACTTCTCCAGAGCTTGGGAACTGAATGAGAAGGTGGTGGAGAAGGTCTTCTTCACCAATGATCCGAGCAGGCGAACGCAGGAGTATCATGCTCCTGTATTTGAGAAGGTGGAGGAGACGTTTGAACTTTGTGCTGATGCTTACTTCATGGGTGAGGTGGTGGCTCATGTGGATGGCAAGGGCTACCGGAATACGGATGAGATTATCCGGCAACTGATGGATAATATCAATGATACTGTACCTAAGAACTGCACTATACAGATCAAGGTGAAGAACGTGACCAAGAACCAGACTAAGTACTTTGAACGGATGCGTGACATTAAATAGAGTAATTTGGTTAATACGATTAAATATAAGACTAATAAGGGTTAAAATCTAGCGGTTTTACCAATTTTCCTGACAGAGGGCAGTCTTCTCTAAAGTAGCGAAAAATTTAGAGAGGGCTGCCCGATTTGCGTTTTAGCCATTATTAACAATTTTGAGATTCTTGATGTTGATGGTGGTTTCCTGCTTCTCGAAATCATCTTCAAGCTTCATGAATGTTTCTTCTACCGACAGATTGCGAGTTTCATCGCTATTGAATGAAACCGACTGCAATTTTGGTGCTGCATAGGGTAGGAACTTTGCCACCATCGCCAAGCGACCGGCTGGCTCATCAATGGCATACAAGTCAGCCTCCAGGGAATATCCCTTCTCGTTACTGCCATTGAGATAGCCCACAATTGCATCACGGAGGCTTTCCCTGACACTTTTCGTGACCTTGTTGGGCGTACCAGCCTTACGTCCACCAGTCTTTTTTCTTTTGCTCTTTTGATTGGATTCATTATCTTTCTGTGCTGCCATATTACCTAATAATTTGATGTTACTGATAGTTTTCAGGTGCAAATATAGCGAAAAAATGGATAAGTAGGTGCTCGACTTGCGCAATTTATCAAAAACCTTAGCGAAAAACGCATTACTTTTACACTGTTTAAACATTTAAAATCGATTTTTATGGGACTTATTGGAAGTATTGCTGGTGGAGTGACCTCTGCTTTAGGAGGTGCTTTAGCAGCTAAAGCAAGAAACAAAGGGTATAATGATTATATCCAGATGTTCAATGACCGTATGCAGCAGGTGAAGGATCACCGGGACAATCTGTATTATCAGGATCCTACGCAGACAGCGGAGAATCAGGTGGCGGTGACCAATGCCCAGAAGGTATTGGATGATGCAACGCAAAAAGCCAGGAGCACGAATATAGTCAGTGGTGGCTCTGATGAATCGGTGGCGCTGAGCAAGCAGGCTGCTCAGGAGCAGGTGGGCAAGATGATGCAGGAAGCTGCCGTACAGGGCGCTCAGACTAAAGAAAATGTGTGGAATACTGCTGATTCGCAGATAGACCAGATGACTAACTATATCGCAACAGCCAAGCGTGACAAGGCACTTTCTAAGGCGCAGGGTATCACGGATGCCACTAGCGGACTGGCAGGTGCAGCAAGTAAGTTACCTATTTAGGAAAGGAGGATGTTATGGGATTTACATTAGATGATTTAACTCCTAAGCGCCCGGCTACTGCCGTTACTCCTGTTACTGATTTTCCTGATGATAATGTGGTGAAGCCGGAGGTTGCAGCACCAGTTCAGACAACTGATACAGAACCGGGAAAGGGTACAGTCATAGATACGACCGGTATTACTGGGAATGGTGGCGAGGAATCTTTTGCCCAGCAGCCAACCGAGGAAGTTACCAAGGTGGAGCCTAACCAGGGTATCAAGATAGACTGGAGCAGGCCTTACAGCGAGATAGAGCAGAACCCTCTCTTGCGTCAGATGAAGCCTTATGACATCATGCGAGATTACCAGAAAAATGGTGATGGAAACTGGTCTGTCTTCATGCCATGGCTCAATACTCTGGGTGATGGAGATAAAACCGTAGCTGCCAATGAAGCCTTGAAGAAGAAAGCGGAGAGGCAGGCCAAGATGGAGCAATGGAGCAATTTCCTGATGCATCTTGGCAATTTCATCGGTACTACACAAGGTGCGCCATCGCAGAAGATTGAATCTGCACAAGAGCTTACCGACCGCCAGCGCAAGATCAGGGAGGCTACAGATGCTTTGAGAGCTAAGGGCTATGACCAGATGCTGCTGAATATCTACAAGGACCGGAAAGACAAGCAGGCTCAGTTGCAGGCGGAGGCAGCTGCCAAGGCTAATGAGGCACTGGCTGCTTATCGAGGGGCACAGAAGATTCAGGAGGAGGCTCTTACTCCTGTTAAGGTTCAGACGGAGCAGGCTAGAGGAAATGCCGCTACAGCCCAGGCTGCACTCAGTACAGCCCGGAAGGAAACTGAGGATGCTTTGAGAGGCAAGAAGGCAGATTTGCTGACAGCTCAAAAGAACAATGCCAATGCCGGAGCTGCTGATCATAATGCCAGTGTAGTGGTGAAGGGAGCGCAAGTTAGGCATATCAATTCGCAAACAGAGGGACAGAAGCAGAAGAATGCCAACCAGAAGGAAGCGGATGATTTCAATACCAGGTATGTGACCGACCCTAAGTTTAGGAAACTTGTAAACAGGTGGGCTGAGAATAATCACATGTCTGTAGGTAAAGACAATGGTGATGGCCGCGGTGGCACTTGGGCTAATGAAAAGAATCGCCAGCAGGCTTCCAGATGGGCTAAGGCTCAGATGAAGTTTGACCGGACTCCTCCTTCCCGAAGAGGAGGTGGTGGCAGTAAGATTCCTCCTTCACGTAGGGGCGGTGGCAGCAAGGTTCCACCATCGAGAAGAAAATAACGGAATATTAATCATAAATCACATAAAGTATGTTTGACGAGCAAGACAGACAATATTTTTATAATGAGTTCAAGAACAATGGCTATGAAGTAGGTAGCTATGATGACTTCAAAAAGGACTTGAACAACAAGGAAGATCGTGACTGGTACTACAATGAGGCCAAGAACATGGGCTATGATGTGGGAACACTGGAAGACTTTGACAAGATGGTGCTGGAGCCAGCTCCATCTACTTCTGGTGGTGCTCAGCAGGTAGCTGCTTCTGCTCAGAGTAATGAGAAGAGTGTTTCTACAGAGACTAAGCCGCAGGTGGCGCAACCTGTAGCGAAGCCAGCAGCTGAAAAGCCGAAGGAAGATAACAGATCATGGTTTACTAAATGGATGACTGGTTCTTTGCCTGAGGAAGAGAAGCCGGAAACTGCAGACAAGGAGCCTGGGCTTATTGCTAAAGCCTTGGGTATGATTCCTACTGGTGTTCAGACGAGCAACGGAACATATCAGCCATCGCCAGCGATTTCTCAGCCGGTTGTAAAAGGTGAGGAAAAGCCAGTGAAGGAAGAAGCTTCTCCTTCTTCATCATCAGCTAATGCGGCTTCTCCTGAATCTAAAGAGGCGGCTCCTGTAACAACTCCAACCAGTGTGGTGAATAATGAGGGGTTGATGGATGCCAAACTTGCCAACTATCTGGAGAACTGGAAGCAGAGACCGGATAAGCAGGGTACTTACTTTGAGAATATGGTTGCTGACTTGTTGGCTGATGGTACTGCCAATAGCAATGAGGAGGCAGTTAGCATGGTGCAGTCTGCTTTGGGCAGATATGCCAATCGTTCGGCCATGGACGTTACCAACCAGGTGGTATCTGCTTTGCCTGATGATACTGTGCAGGATGCTGAGAAGAGTATCGAAGCGCAATGGTATAGCCATGGCGTGCAGGATAAGTTGAAGCAGGAGGCAGACAGCATGGGTATCAGCTATGATGACTATGTGGCTCAGTTTTTGAAGCCTGCTATGGTACAGAGTCTTGTGAACAAGTATGGTCCGAACTACCGCGACATCGCTGAGGGTATCGCTACACGTCTCTATGCTCACGATGAGCATGTGCAGGATAGACTGATGAATCAGGACATCAACGAGGCATTTTCTAGCGTTATTAATAAATATGTGAATCCATCTGTAGTAGATGAGTACAACAAGGCTCAGGAGGCAGGTAGTAAGGCATTTACGGAGGGTATGGAAGGAAGTCAGTTTATTCCGGCTAATCTTCGTCTAGGTACAGCACTTGGTGCTCAATATGAGGCAAACGAGGCCAAAGACCCTGCAAAGGTGCTTTCTGGTTTGAAGAAGAAGTTTGGCAAGCTCTACCGGAATCCGGAGTTCCAGAACGATATGAGCAATGCCGCATTCAAGGTGATGCAGCGATATGGCTTGAATGGCACTCTGAGTGGTGATCCTAAGCAGTTCAAGCCGATGATTACCTCTGTTCTTAAGAATGAACTCGACCAGCTGGAAATTAAGGGTATGATGCCTAAGGGTAGTGCTGAGTACATCATGAAGACTGGTTTGGGTAACACTATTGTAGGCAAGATTACTCGCAAGGCTATTCAGACGGACTATCAGAACTGGCTGGAGGATATTGCCAATCAGCAGTATCAGCCGGGCTTTTGGGAGAACGTGGCTAGTGGTGCGCTTACCTTTGCTGGCGATGCCTGGAGTTATTGGTTGCCGGGAGCCGCAGGTGGCAAGTTGACCAAGAGCATGATTGCCAAGGCTGAGGGTAAATTGGCTGGTGACCTGATGGCTAAGGGTATGGAGCGCAGGGTGGCTGCACGTGCCGCTAAACTGCTTATCGGCAAGAGCAAGATCGAGGCTTTGAAGAGTGGAGCCGTGCATGGCGCTGTTACCTTTGGTGGTCAGTCTGCTATCTCGAAGCCTATTGATGAGGTTTATCGCACAGGTCAGTTTGACGAGAATGGCAAGATTTACAATCCTTCTGTGGGTAAGGTTATCGCTAATACTTTGGGCGAGGTGGCTAAACAGAGTGCCGTAGGTGCTATCATGCAGGGTGGAACCATCGCTAACATGGTAGGTAAGGGCAGAGGCTTAGCTACCAATATTCTGGCTGATATTGGTGGTAAGGTTGCGGATTCCGGTATTATGACCGGTCAGCAGTTGTTGGAGCGTATGGCGCACGACCCGAATTTCAAGCCTACTGGCAAGGATGCTGCTGAAACTTTCTTGGAGAGTGGTGCTAATCTTTTGTCTATTGGTTTCCCTGGTTTTGTGGGCAAGTATGCCCGATTCAAGGATGCGAGGGAGTTTAATAAGAAGTTTGACTTCACAGATCAGGATATTGCTGAGTTGAAGAGATTCGGCTATGAGGATCTTCGTGATGCCTTCGAGAAGGTAGGTATCGGGGAGTATGCCGTGGAGGGTGAGAACGCCCAGCGTCTTGATGGACAGCTTACCCAGAAATATATGAACCTGATGAACGACAAGAGTGTTCCGGAGGTGTTGAAGGCTAAGATGATGGCAGTTGTAGAAGGCAAGCGCCCTTCTTCTTTCTCGCCTGTAGTAGATTCCGTCATCGTGCAGCCTATGGATAATGGTGGAAAGGCGTATCTCGAAACCTTGAATAAGGATGGCGGTATCATTGAGAGAAAGGAGTATTCTTCGCTTGATGAGGCTCAGAAGGCTGATAAGAAACTGGAGTATGAGAAGACTCTGGGTTTGGCTTCTGTGCTGGAAGGTGAGTTCCATAATGAGTTTACCCAGGAGCATCTTGATGGCTTGTATAATCAGGCAGCCCAGAAATATAATATGGGTGAGAAATTGACGGATGAGGATAAGGCAGCGGTTTATCTTCATCAGAATGCTGGTGCCATCAAGGACATCATGGATAAGCAGCAGAAGGGCATCATCCTTACTGAGGAGGAGCAGAAGCAGGTTGATACTTATCGCCACTTCTATAATTCTGCCTTGGAGAACAGTTCTGTGATGAGGGAGTTTGTGAATACCTTTGAGGATTCCCATGGTGTGGCACGTGGTACTCTCCGTAAGGCTTTGGAATCGAAGGATAAGAAGTATGCGCCACTGGTGGAGTCTTATCTTAAGGAGCTTTACAACTCTATCGAGCTGAAACGTGAAATGAAGCAGATAGAGGATGATAAAAAACGTATAGAGCAGGACGATGTTGATGGCGCAAAACCAGCTACTCCTGTTGAGGGACCTGCTTCTGTAGAGGGTTCTGCTGGTGGTCAGGAGCCTCCTGTTTCAGAAGGTTCTTCACCTTATCAAGGTAATACCGATGCTTCATCTAGTCAAGGTGAAGGCAGTTCGACTGTAAATGTAGATAACTCATCTGCTGATGTTATTACTTCTGATGCTTTTGTTATGGGACAGAATGCCTATAAGAATGGGGATTCTGAGGCTTTGCAGGCTATCGACTATAATAGTGATTTAGCTACAGGACGTTTGAAGCGTGCTTTTGCTGACAATGAGAAGATGCCTGATATTGTAGCCAATGCCTATAATGAAGGTAGAGATATGGAGCAGTTTGTGGCTCAGCGTGCAAGTAGTTTGACTCCAGCACAGAAAGAGGCTATTAGCAAGTATGTGGAGGCTATGGATGCCAAGAAGGGTGCTATTGATGCTCTGCAGCATGCTGATGATGGTTATGGCGAGTCGTTGAAGGAACAGCTTTGGCCTTATCAGACGGAAGACGGAAATATCGTGCCAGCTACTCTTACAAGCGGTAAGCAGGTATTCTTGAAGAAGGCTAACGAATATGGTGGCGGCTTTGTTGTTGTGCCTGATGAGCAGGGACAGCCTACGATTAAGCAGGTATCGAATGCTGAGATTAAAGAGGTGGGCACTCCTGTTTCTCTTGATGAATATATTCAGAGTTCCTTGACTCAGCAGAAGGAAGCGAGAAATAAGCAGTTTATCAGCCAGTTTGATGGCAGCGGTTTGAAACCGAATGACCGGGTAGCGGTTGCCATGGAGGAAGGTGATGCTAATATTGACATGACCTTTGCCGGATATAGTGAGGACGGAAAGATTGTGCTTTCTGATGGCAAAGATTATCTTCCCCTGTCTAAAGAAGAGTTTGCTGCATGGCGCACGAATGCACTCAATAATACCATTAATGAGCGTTTGGATCGTGAGGACGATGAACGTGAGCAAAAAGCAGTTTCTCAGGCTGAGGCTGATAAGAAGCTGCGATTTGCCAATGGCATCGTGGGATTGAGCGAGGGACAGCCTGATTATTCTTCAAAAGATACAGATACAAAGGTGGCTGCTGATTATTTGCAGGAGCAGTATGGTGAAGACCATGGCAAACTTTTGAATCTGGTTAATGGTAGCCGTGACGACATCAAAACGCAACTTGACAACAAGAAGAAGGCTGCTGCTGAATATCAGAACTGGCTTGATACAAATGCCGATCTTGACCCGGAAAAGGCTAAGAAGGTGGAGGATGAGTTGAGTCTGGTTAATGAGCAGATTGCTGATCTTGATGCTCGTTTCAAGAACTGGAATACTATCCGCAACAGCGTGATGACTCCTGATGAGGTGAAAGCAATGACGGAGGAGCGCAAGGCTGAGGTGGAGAAGGCTGGTGTTGATGAAACTGCCATCGTGCCATCTGATGATTTCCATTTGCTTGTACTTGATGATAAGGAATTGAAGAAGCAATATCCTACTATGGATGAGGCTAGCGACTATATTAACTCTCAGCGCAAGGACATCTATCATACCCAGGAGGATGTGGAACGCAAGATAAATGATGTGAATGACATGCTGGAGCAGTATATCAATGGCGAAACAGAGCTGGACCCTAACCAACTCATGGAATTGAATACTACAAAGGCTCAGCTGGAGGCTCAGCAGACTAATTTGTCTGTTGCAGCAAAGGGTTTGAAGGCACAAGCTAATAAACTCAGCAAACTTTATAAAACAGAAGTTAGCCAACAGGAAATGGAGGAACTGGGTATGACTCCTTCTGAGCAGCGTAAGGTTCTTGTGTCTGATGCCATCAAGAAGAATGATCTTGGAGCAATAAAAGAGATATACAAGGATGCCTCTGTTGATGTTACGGACTTGACTCCTCAGACTCTTGAAGAGGCTGTATCAGAATCTTTGAGTCCTCATAGCTTGAATCCGGAATCTCTTCAATATGAGTTGGGCAAGAGTAATTTTAAGTTTGGTATTGGCAAGCGGTATGATTCTAATAAGTTCAATTATCTTATTGCCAAGAAAGGAACCGGTATGTCGGTTAACGAATTTGCCGTGAGAGTATATAATGACCTTCCTGTAAACTTGCAGGATATGGGATATACCGACCAGGATGTTCGTAATGCCCTTCTTGATATGTTCAAGTCTTATGACAGCGTGAAGGAAATGAGAAATGTGGCTCTGATGAACCGCATAGCTGCTGCAGAAGATGAACTTTCAAGCGAGGAAGAGTTTTATGAGGCACAGAAAGAGCGAGAAATTATCGAAAGACAGGCAGAAATTGAGAAATATAAATCGTATATTCACGAAAAAGAGTTATCTTTGCCGTCTGAAAGCGAACTTGATCACATTTATGGGTTAGAATATGATCGTATGATGGAGATTGAGGATCGTGAACGAGAGTACAAACAATATGTCAAATCAATTTTACCAGAATTAGCTGATTATGATGACAGAAGCAATGAAGAAGGATATGGAGGAGGCAGTAGCCTGGGTAGCGACTCTTCACGGAGAGGAGTTGATGAAGGAAATAGCCAAGGCAAAGAAGTTGGTAACGGAGAAACATCTTCTGAGTCCGAGATTGGAGAAGGCTCTGATAGCGGACGCAAAGGGCGACAAGAGACTGGCAGCCTGGAACGTGGCGAAGGCTCAACTGTTCGAGGCTCACATCTACCGCAAGAAGCATCCTTCGGAGAACGTTTAAAGAGTGCCATTGCCGAAACTGAGACCAAACCAACAGAGGCTCAGAAGAAGGCTGGTAACTACAAAAAGGGTCATTTGTCCTTTGGTGGCTACGATTATACCGTAGAAACACCAAAGGGCGTGACTCGCAGCGGTAAGGATGAGCAGGGCAAGCCTTGGAGCGTGACCATGCACGATACTTACGGCTATATTCTTGGTAAAATTGGCGTGGATGGTGACCATATTGATATGTTCATCAATGACGCTGCAGACCTTGATACTTTTGATGGTAACGTTTATGTTGTTGACCAGGTGAACCCAGAGACTGGAGAGTTTGATGAGCATAAGGTAATGTATGGCTATCCTTCTGAGGAGGCTGCTACAGAGGCTTATCTTGCCAACTACTCTAAAGGCTGGAAGGGACTTGGTAAGGTTACTTCTGTGCCTAAGGCTACTTTTGACAAGTGGCTGGAGTCTTCTGACCGCAAGACTAAGCCTTTTGCGGACTATGCCATAATAAAGAAGGATTTATATCCGAATTATTTTTCTGATATGACAGAAGAAGAGGCTAGAGAAAAATTGCAAAATGATTTAGAAAAATTGGTCGAAGGTAAATATCCATCTGAGATTGATTATGGTAAGCTAAAATCTATATATCATTCCTATTATCTTCGTTTCGGTGATGATGTTGATGCTGCCAAGTATCGAAAGGATGTTCATGCTATTTGGAACAAGGCTTATGCTACTCATTTGAAGGAAATTTCTAAGAATAATGCTGAGGCTTTTGTTGCAAATCTAAATCCTTTTAGTTTAAAAGAAAAGATAAATATTTGGAAATTATCTGAAGATGTTGATTCTTATGTAGATCAGAATATTGCTGAAGATATATCTAATGGGCGCAGTCTTAAAGACAATTTCTTTTATGATGATAATCACAGGGATTTTTACGTATCGATAATAGAGAAATATGCTAAGTATCTAGCGGAAAAGAATTACTATTTAGATGCGGCATTGAAAAGATACTCTAAAGAAAAGGTAACAGAGCAAGAAAAAGCCTTGCGAAATGCCCTGATTGATGTTATAAAAGACTCTGGTATAGAGGTCGTGACAGACAATAAAGAAGGGCAGAAAGTGTTGGATTCTATTCGCAACGTGATAACTGTTTATCATGGTGCTGGTGCTTCTTTTGACAACTTCGATCATTCTTTCATGGGTAGTGGCGAGGGTGCTCAGGCTTTCGGATGGGGTACTTATGTAACAGAAGTTCCTGGCATTGCTAATGAGTATTCTAAAGCAAGCTCAGAAAGAAAACTAGTTTCTCCACAAAAGCTATATTTCAAAAATGAAGAAGTTGACAGTTCTTCTTATGCACCTTGGATGGTAGCATATAAAACTTTAGAAAAATATGGTAAGGATTTCGATGAGGCTTTCAAAGTCTTAGAAGAAAAACATCAACAATACATTAAGGATAATTTAAGTACTGTATTGGTTGGAGATCCTGATGAAATACGTACTTCAGTATATTCATCAGCAATTGAGGTACTTAAAGAAGAGCAAAAGAATCCTGGTTCTTTGATTTTCGAACCTGCAGTCTTTGAAGAGAGAGAGCGTAATTTATATGTCGTAGAAATACCGAAAGACGAAGGCGATAATTATCTTGATTGGGATTCTCCTATGTCTGATGTCAAATATGAGAAATTGTCAAAGTTGCTTTCTGATAAAAAACTTCTCGTTCCTGCAAATAGACGAGGTTCTGAATTATATAATCTGTTAGCGAAGTCTTTGGATACTCAAAAGAATGCGTCATTAATGCTATCTTCATTGGGTTTTGTAGGAATAAAATATCCTGCAAATTACCGTTCTGGTGGTCGTAAAGATGGTGCCTTGAACTATGTAATTTTTCAAGAAGCAGATGCAAAAATTTATAAGGACTATAAATTTTTCCGTTCATCAGATGGAACTGTATATGGTTTCGTCCATGATGGGAAAATTTATATCGATCCTTCTATTGCAACTTCTGAGGTGCCAATCCATGAGTACACTCATATTTGGTCACGACAATTAAGAAGTGCGAACCCTAAAGAATGGGCTAATATTATTTCCCTAATGAAGGGAACAACTATTTGGGATGAAGTTAAAAATAGCAATAAAAATCTTAAAACAGATTCAGATATTGCTGATGAAGTTTTAGCTATATACTCAGGTAGAAAAGGCAGCCAAAGAATTAAGGATGAGTTCAATAAGATAATTGAAGAAGATTCCTCTCTCCTTGATAAGGCAAAGGCGATGAATGCCATTCATAAAGTGAAGCAGGCTATTAATAAGTTCTGGAAAGCGGTAACTGATTTCTTACACGTGCATTTTGGAAGTGCAGATGAAGTAGCAGATACAGTATTAAGGGATTTTCTTAATGAAGTTAATCCACTTAAACAGAAATCTGCCAATGAAGGAGTAAATACGGATAAGTCTCTTCCTTTTGATGCACCTATGAATATGGATAATTTGCCTTTCCACCGCGATGTGAAAGAGGTGAAGCCATCTGATATGACGGAGGCGCAGAAGGTGGCTTATGATGCTGTTTCTACCATGCTTAAGAAGGCTGGCATACCGGTGAAGGTGGTTAGCAACGAGGATATGGAGAAGGTGGCTGAGGCGCAGGATAATCTGAATCTTGCCATGCTGCTGAATCATCCTGAGATGAGATTTAAGATTAAGACTCCTGAGGAGAAGCAGGCTGCCGAGAATGCTTATAACTATGCCAAGGAATTGCGACCAAACAAATGGGCGCAGTATGCCGTGGTGGATATGAGCAATCCGAATAAGATGCCGGAGTACTATCAGAAGCAGGAACTGGCAAGAAAGGAACGTACCTATCTGAATAGGTTGATGTGGGGAAACTACAAGGTTTTCAATCTTGATAAGAGTTTTGAGGACAATGTAGCAGGGCTTACTGGCTCTTTCCCTTCGGAGTTTGACCCATATAAGATTGATGCGCAGACTAATAAGAAAAATGAGTTAAAGAAGCAGATTAAGGAGACTGAGGAGGCTTATAAATTAACCGGTCAGGAACGTAAGGAGTATCAAAATCAGCTGATGAAGGAGTACATGGATGAGCATGGACTGGCTTCTGAAAACGATATTCCTGATGATGTTTGGAGGGAGTTTGATTATAAGGCTATTGAGAAATATCAAGATAAGCTTGATTCCTTGTTTGCTAAATATAAGGATTTGGACAGACAGTTGAAGGCTATTGTACAGCCTGGAGTGCAGTATTTGAAGGGCAAGGGTGTGGTTTATGGCTACACTGATGGCAAGGAGATTGTGCTGAACCAGGAGCATCTGAATGCTAATACTCCTATCCATGAGTACCAGCATCTTTGGCGCACTGCTGCCAAGGAAATGAATCCGGAACTTATAGAGCATGGTGATAAACTCATCATGCAGACCCAGCTATTTGCTGATTTGAAGCAGGATCCTAACTATAATCATCTGACAGATGAGCAGATTTGCGATGAGGCTTTTGCTCGTCTGACCGGTGAGGACGGAGCTGCCATCCTGGAACAGATGGCGAAGGATGCCATTAAGGAGAATCCGCTTGATACAGCCAAGGAACTGAGCGTTATCAATAAGTTGAAGGAGTGGTTGAAGAAGTTCTGGTATTGGACTCTTGATACATTTACGAAGTGGAAGCCTGAGGACATAAAGAAAATGACCTTGGAGGATATTCGTAATCTTGTGTTGAGAGACCTGGCGAATGGGGTGGACCCACGTAACGTGAAGTCTCGTATGACTAAGGAAGATGCTGTTTCCCTTCGCAAACAGATGGAAGATAATGCTGAGCAAGAACGGATTCTAGAGCATACGGAAGAGAACTGGCAAAAAGAATTTGGCAAAGATAGCCGTGTTACTACTCCTATTGGAAGTATCAAACTTGGTGAAAACCAATATAAGAAGGCAGGAAGAAACGACCGAATCAAAAGATTTGGTCTGTTGAAGCCTACCTTGGAGCGTCCTGACGTTATCTTGGAGAAGTCTGCACCAAAAGAGGGTGCGGAACGACAGACTAAATATCTGTTTGTCAAATCTTTTAAAAAGGCAGATGGAAATAAGATTCTGAACTATGAATCCATAACAGTAAAGCAGGGTGAAGAGGAAGTGGCGATAAGCGCACATCAAATAGAGCCTTCGAAAGTTGTGAAAGAATTGACTGAATCAAAAATGCTATGGAATCGTTTCAGAGGCGATTCTAATTCCTTGGGCGAGAATCAAGGTTCGGCATTAACTCCATCCGCAAATAACCCAAGCGGAAATGATAGCGTCCTGAATCCTCATAGCGATGCAAAGATAAGAAATAATATCGAAACTGCCAAGGGAATTGCTGAAAATTTATCAGTGGAGGATAAAATAAAGGCTGTTTCTCAGCAATTTGGGGTTGATGAGGCTGATGTGGCGATGTATGCCAATGCTATTAAGAAGGGTTCTACTGCTGAGGCTGCACGTGCCAGGGCTAATATAAAGCGTCACTTGATGCAGGTAAATGAAGGTAACATTTTCTCATTTAAGGATGTTGTTAAGTACACCAAACCTATAAATGAAGCCTTGAAGGAGAATTTTGGTGACCTTGATGCAATGATTGAGGAACGAATAAAGCAGGTTGAAGCAGAGCGTAATGCTATGGAAGCCGCTAGAAAGAGAGCTGAGGAAGAGGAGGCCAAGCGTCAGAAGCACCTGGAGGAACTTTCTCTGATTCCTGATGATCAACTTGACAAGCAGTATATGGATGCTCTCGCCAAAGGTGATGATGCTGCTGCCAGGGAAATGCTTGATGAGGCTGCCAGACGCAAGGGCTTTGATGATACAGAAAGCTCATATCAGGGTGTAGGCGCATGGAAAGCACCGGGAAACCCTGGATATGAAAGCGACAAGGCGAGACGTGACGATTGGGAATCCAGTGGCTCTGATGTGAACCTGGAGGATATGGCTTTGGGTTATACTCCTCAGCCGGATGATTACTTCTCTCACCCTGAGCGTTATTCTCAGAATACTCCTCATGGATTGGAATCAGTAAAAGCCATCAATGCGGCTATTGATGCCATTAAGAATGGTGAGAAAGATGTTAAGGTAAAGGTTTATCGTGCCGTTCCTACTTCTGTGAAGGAAGGTAAGTTGCGTAATGGTGACTGGGTTACTCCTTCTAAGAAATATGCCGATATTCATGGAAATAATCGACTGGAAGGCAAATACCGTATCATCGAGGATGAAGTGCCTGCAAATCAACTGTGGTGGGATGGCAATGACGCAAACGAGTTCGGCTTTGATGATGGCAAGGCGTATAAATACAAGAATGCCAAGAACAACAGAAAGTTGAACGACCTTGTTACCTATGATGATAAGGGTGACGTTATCCCTCCTTCTAAGCGTTTTAATTCTCGCAAGCGGGATATAAGATTCATGTTTGCTGGTGAGAAGGGTGCGGCAGAGGTTGACAAGGCTGAGGAAAAGACCTATCGCATGGATAACTTGAAGGTGGCAGAGAAGATGGAGCGAGGCAAGAAGGATGCCAAGGCTATCAAACTGGCTACCGGATGGGAACGTGGTGCTGATGGCAAGTGGAGATATGAAATGCCGGATGCCAAGATCAAGGATATGAAGGATATTGGCGGTGGTAATATTGTTAAGCGTTTTGATGACGATATGCTTTGGAATGATGGTAAACTTACTGATGTCATTGATGCGCCTGGACTCTTTGAGGCTTATCCTCAGTTGAAGGATGTGCGTATTGATACGGATGCCATTATGAACGATATGCCTTCAAATGGTGTATATAATGCAAAGACCAACACTATTACCATTCATGCTGATGAGCTGAAATATATGAATAGTATTTTGAATCACGAGATTCAGCATGCTATCCAGTATATAGAGGGCTTTGGCAAAGGAGGATCACCTGAACAAATGGAAAAAGAATTTAAGGCAGCGCAAGACGAGTGGAAGGCACGTGCTTATGCTCATGAATTGGAAGAAAAGGCCAAGGAAATGGGAGGTGAGTATAATCAATCGGAGGTAGAAAAAGCCCTTGTTGAGGAATATAAGGATTTAGATATGTCTGATGAACTTCCTGATAAAGAGACACGTATTAAGGGTTTCAATTACTTTGCACGTGGCTATGCTGATAGAAGTATGGATGATGCCATCAAACGTTTCCGTCTGAATGAAAGTACACGTTCTGACTTTGATTCTTACAAAGAATACCTAAAGTTGGCTGGTGAGGTAGAATCGAGAAATGTGGAGAAGCGATTGGGCATGACCGATGAGGAACGCAGAAACTCGCTGGCTGAGGAAACAGAGGATGTACCTAGAGATTTGCAGATAGTGTCCGGAAATGCTAGGGCTAGTTACAAGATCGTGGAGCAGAAGTTGAAGAAGCACCCTGATTCGCTGATGAAGGCTGGTACCTACTTTAGCGGTGGCGGACTGGTTGAGGAAGGATTGAAGGGCATTATTGACCCAGTGGTGGCCGTGGAATATGACCGGAAGATAAGCGGTGTATATCGCAATAACTTCGGGCAGCATATTGTTACGGCTGACGTGAGAGACGTGGATCCAAAGGAACTGGTGAAGCATATTGATGGTGAGGTGGAGTATTTCCATGCTTCGCCTGTATGCAAGAACTATTCGCAGGCCAAAAGTAATAGTGGAGAGGTGGAACTTGACAAGGAGACTGCCAAGAGTACTGCCGACTTCATTGATGCCGTGAAACCGCGAGTGGTGACTATCGAGAACGTGAAGGGCTACAAGGACTCTGAGGCGATGAAGATTATCACCCAGGCACTGGATAAGAACGGCTACACATGGGATGCTGACGTATATAATGCCGCAGATTTTGGTGGCTATACCAATAGGGAGCGACTGATCGTGAGAGCCGTGAAGAATGGAGAGTTGCCTGAGAAGCCTAAGAAGCAGCCACGCAAGGGTGGATGGTTAGAGGCTGTGGAGGATATTCTTCCTACTCTGACGGTGAAGGAAAGCGGTGTGGCTCCATGGATGGATGCTAGATTGAAGGCTGACGGAATCGACTGGCAGAAGGTGGAGAAGCCTCTTTACGTGATGGGCAGTGCCTATGCAGACGGAAAGATTCCTCATGCCTATGGGGATGAGATTCTGCCAACGCTGAGAACCAAGAGTGGTGACGTGATCATCATGCCGGGTGGAAAGGTGTTGCGTGCTGATGGCAGGGTGCTGGCGAGAATTACCGGACTTGGTGATGACTATCTGCTGCCTAAGACGGAATCTTTGGCACATACCATCATTGGCAATGGTATTCCGGTGCAGTTGACCCAGGGTGTGATTGCTCCTCTGCTGAATAAGGATGACTTATCGGGCAGAAATGTGCTGGCACGACTTGGAAAATCTATCTTCAAGAATGACTGGGATGCTGATAAGCAGAAGAAGGTGAGTGACCAGGTGGTGAACACTGCCAACAAACTGGGTGGTGCTGAGGCTACGGTTTACACTTCTGTGGATGAGGTTCCGGATGCTTATCTGAGTGAAGTGAAGAATGGGGCTACCGGATGGTATGATCCGGAGACTCATACGGTGCATGTTTATCTGCCTAACTGTGCTGATGCGAGCGAGGCGGAGAGAACGGTGCTTCATGAAAAGATAGGCCATGAGGGTATGGAAGTGCTTCTGGGTGGCGAAGATGAGGTGAGAAAATTCGCTAATTTCGTTTATAATTCTGTCGCAGCAAGCACTCGCGGCAAGATTCTGGAGATAGCCAATGAGTATGATCCGGACTGGAAGAAGCATGACCGCATGAATGTGGGAACGCAGGAGTATATCGCTCATTTGGCTGAGGAGGGTCCTAAGACTGCTGAGGATTTTTCTCTTTGGACCAAAATTAAGCATTATCTTATTAAGGTGCTTAAGAAGCTGGGTATTCGTGTGCCGGGACTTCTCAATGACAAGGATTTGAGATACTACCTGATGAAGGCTGGCAAGGCTCTCCATGTTTGGGACAATATGCCTAAGGAGAAGCAGGAAGCCATGATGAAGCAGGCTAGCAATGCTGAAATCAAGGATGCGCTGGGTGAGGGAGCCAAGAACGGCAAGCCTCGCCAGAAGAAGGGCGAGAGTATGGTACAGTATATGAAGCGTGTGCAGGAATGGCGCAAGTGGAAGAATGCACGTGAGGATGAGAATGACCCTGAGCCTCCTATGTTCTACGACATCGACAAGGATGAGGCAGGCAAGAAGGAATGGGTACAGCTCAATAAGGACTGGCGTGAACGCCACCATCTTGCAGGCGAGGAGCCTACTGGTTTGCCTATCCGAATGGAGGGTGAAGAGTATGGTGCCTACATGACTCGTATTCACGAATATGAGAAATGGAAGGATGCCATGAAGGACCAGGAAGACCCTATGCCTGATATGTTTGCCTTCGAAAAGAAGAAGCAGGAGGAGGTGAAACGCAAGTATGAGGACTGGTTGGCCAGACATGAGCTTCTGGAGCAGCAGCAGGCGGACTTGGACTTGTATGAGGGTAAGATTTATCCGGCAGAGACCAATCCGAAGGCTGATGACCTGGAACAGCAGGTGATGCAGGACTTGGCTGAGGTGACCAGTACGGACGTGAGCAAGGAGGGTGCTGCCAAGACCGTGAAGCATGCCGTTATCCATCGTAGAAAGAACATGGAGGAGGCTAGTGCGGATGATGCCATCTACATCAATGATGTGAAGAACAGAATCGAGAAGATGGCTGACAGCGGTGCTTTTGATAAGTTGCTTTCTGACTACCAAGGCAAGCCTAACCGGGCAGAGAAGCTGGCTGAGGCTATACCTTATATAATAGAGGCTCCTAGACGTTTGCGTGACCTGGCGCACGATTTGAACGCCACTGGTGCTTTTGACAAGGGCCATATCCATATCCAGCCGGCAGATGTTGAGGCTATCCAGCCATACGTGGCAGACCTGATTACTGAGACTGGCAAGAAGCATACCGAGCTGAGAGACGACAAGGAGGTGGAGGTTTATGATGATCCGCAGGCTGTGAGCGATGTGGCCAGCAAGATGGCACAGGTTATCAACGACAATCATCAGGGCGAGGAAGGTTTTGTGCCTATTGACGGTACGGACATTCTGAGCGAGCATGTATTGCCACTGGTAAAACAGCAGATTGTGCCTGAGGGTATCGATTACAAGAATCTCTCGCCTGAAATGCAGGCTGCCCTTGATTCCATCAGAGACTGGTATAACTATACCTACGACTGGTTGAAGGATAACCGCACCTTGAAGGAGGACACCGGTTATAATGTGGACTATGTAAACCATATCTGGGATAAGGAGAAGAGTGACAAGCAGGCTTATGCCCTGTATGTGGAGAACAGACAGCGCACCAAGAGCCCGAACGAGAAGAAGCGAACCATCAGTACCCTGATGGAGGGTATCAGCGTAGGACTTGTGCCAAAGACTACCGACATCACGAAGATGATGGCTTACTACAGCCGAAGCAATATCGAGGCTTGGGTAAACAAGACGATGCTGCAGGAGTTGAGCGGACTGAACGTGATAGAGCGGAATGAGGACGGAGAGGTGGTTTCTACTGATCCGCTGCTTTCTTCTTCGGCTCCTTTTAACCTGGAGCAGTATCAGTACTTTGAGATTCCGGGTGTGGGACCAGTTTGGGTATATAATGTATCGCCTAAGCAGGTGAAGGTTAAGAATCCTATCACTGGCAAGGAGAAGGTGCTTTATAGCGAGGCTAGTGCCGGTGACCGATTCGGGGTAGTATTCGAGACTTATCAGTCTTCTCCTTTCTGGAAGGCTTTTGATACGCTTGCATCGAGTGCCAAGAAGCTGGAGTTGGGCTTTAGCGGTTTCCATGCCGGAGCCTTGACGGAGGTTTATATGGTGCAGAACATGGTGGAGTTTGGACCTAAGAAGGCTATGGCCAACTTTATGAAGTATATCTTTGTAGATACTGCCAAGAACCATGAGCTGCCTTGCTTTGCCAATCCGCAGGATTTTCAGGAGGCTGCTTCGCATCTTGTGAAGTTTGGAGCGACTAATGACTATTCTGCTGCAGATGTGCAGAACATGTTCGACAATATGCGCGATGCGATGATGAAGGTGCAGGAGAAACTGAGGGACGGAAATGGAATTTCCGGAACGGTGGCTGTGGCTACTATGCCTTTGAAGGTGGTGACGCAGATGCTTTCACTTATCAACAAGGGTATGGATAGAGCCTTGTGGGATTTCCTGCATGACGGACTGAAACTTGCGACCTACCGGATGAGGGCAGACAAGACCAAGGAACGTGCCAAGAAGAAGGGATGGAGTGCAGAGGAGCTGAGCCGGGCTTTGGATGAGGACGGACAGTTTGTGAACGACATGTTTGGTGGACAGCACTGGGATGTATTGGGTGCCAGCCATCGAACCTTGCGCTATGCCGGACGAGTTCTTCTTTCACCAGACTGGAATGCTTCTACTACCCGACACTTCCTGGCATTAACCGGATTTGGTTCTATCTGGAATGAGGCTACCTTTGAGAACTTCAAGCAGTACTACCAAAGACTGTGGCATAAGGAGCTTATGCCGGAGGATGAGGGTAGAAGGAGCAGACAGATTTCGGCTCTGCTCTGTTATGGCATCGGATTCATGGTGTTCTATGAGGCTTTTGCGAATGGTATCAATGCAGCCTTCCGTGCCCTGGATGAGGAGAAGGAGCGCAAGAAGGCAGAGGAGATCCGGAAGACCAATCCAAGCTATAAGAGTATGTATGAACTGGCTTATCCAGATGGCATGAAGTGGTATGACTATCTGATGCGAGGCAACAGCCTCGGGCAGCAGAGCAAGATCTTTATGGGCAGATATGAGGATGGAACGGAAATGTATATCAGACATGGTAAGCAGTTCCGTGAGGTTCCTGAATATCTCTTCAACCATAAGGGAGAACTGGAGTTCCCTGGGCCGATGGTTCAGAGAATGATAGGTAAGGCTAACCCTATGGTGAGAATGACCTTGGATGATATAAACTATCTGAGCGATTTCCAAGCCAGCCATGCGGATCAGGAGATTCAGCGCAAGTATGGCAAGACCATCGGACTGCTTTACAAGGATGCCCTGTACTGGGCGCCTTTCCTGATTCCTAGTCAGGAGAATAAGGAGTTCAAGGCTGTGGATTTCTTCTTCCCATCATCGAAGGGTTTTTCGCCTTGGAAGGCTCAGAGCTACTTTAAGGACTTTATCCTTAGTGGTGATATGGAGGGCGTGGTGATGACCTATCAGAGCTGCCAACGCAACGGTATTGATGCTGAGGCTCAGATTAAGGCTGCCATCGGTTCGGTGAAGGCACTGGAGAGTGCAGAAATGAGCGATGGAGTGACTTCCTTACAGGAGGCTAGTAAACGCTTTGATGCTGCCAAGAGTATCACGGAGAAGAAGAAGATGCGCCAGAAGATGAAGAAATTCCTCTCGCAGAGTGACTACAAGGCTTTTACCCAGAAGGAGGCGCTGGATATGGTGCAGGGCTATCTGAATGGTGATGAAGACTTGAAGGAAATGGAGAAGGCTGAAAGCAAGTACCTGATGGCGGCCAAGGCTGAGGACGTGACGGAGGACTGGAGAATACAGAATGCCTGGAACGGAACCATGGAGACTTATCAGGAGTATCAGCGCTTGAAGGATGTGGATAAGGCGAAGGCTAATGCCTTCAAGAACAGCAAAACCAACAAGCGACTGTTTGTGGCAAGAAAGGCTATCTCTGCTGCCAAGAAGAAGATGAATAAGGCTAAGAAGCAAATGGATGGTTCGAATAGTGCTGCCAAAATGGTGGAGATCCGCAAGACCAGAAAGGAGCTGCTTAATACGCTGAACGGAATGGAGTAGCCCGGCATGATAAAAGTTACGAGGGCTTACTCGTAACCCGGAAAAGAAAAAGGGACTTGCTTCACAGCGAGTCCCTTTGATAGTTTTTGTAAAGTCTATATTCCAAATAAAATAATTTCTTGAATTATGAAGATGTTGGAGCGGAATTAACTACCTGCAATAGGTGTCTTGCCCTGGCTTTTCTTCTCTGGCCTAGCCCAACTGATGTAGCGTTTCATGGCTTCGTCCATGCTAGCCTGTTCGCTTTTGGGGGCTTCTTTTTCTTTTTTGCCCCAGAGACGCTGTACGATGCGATCGAGACACCACTGCCAATCGCCATCGAGCGTTACGAACTTGGAGCTAGGAACCACCGTGGCATCCGGCTCGGTCTTCTTATCCTCTTTTTCCTCTTTGGCTTCCTCCTTCGTGATGATGGAGGCAAAAGGAACATTATTGTCGGTGAGGAACTTTTCAACGTCTTCCTTCTTGCTCTCGCAGAGGAGGACGTGAACAGATACCTTATTCTTCTGCAGGGAGGTGAGGGCTTCCTTCGCCTTCCCGACAAGAGAGAGGTTGCCTTTATCATCCTTCGTGATGATGCAGGCTTCGTGAACATTGATTGATTTACTCATAATAAAAACGTTTTTAAATGAATCGTGCGACAAAATTATAAGAAAAAAGCGAGAAAAGTTTGATAAGTTGCGCAACTTATCAAAAAGAATAGGCGAAAAAGGCTTAATTTTGGCGAAAAATTAAAGAATATGGCAAATCATACGGTTATAAATGACATAACAAACTATGCTGAGGCTGGTCCGAACTCGCTGGAAGGTGTGAGTACCCAGAAATTCAGGGTGAGCGAATCCACTCTTAAGCTTCTGCGATGGCTATGCTATTATTTCGACAACATGGCTGAGCTGAGGAGGGGATGGAAGCGTGCCCAGGACTTCGTGATGGGCAGACAGCTGGAGGAGAAGATAGAGTGGAACGGACGGAAGATTACTATCCGCCAGTATATGGAAATGCAGGGTATGCCGATACTGGAATATGATGTGATTTCCGATAAGCTTATCTCTCTTGTGGGTTTGGTTCGTCAGCAAAGGGCAACTGCCAGCTGTTCTGCCGTGGACCCGAACGAGGAGGACTATATCAGCTTCTTCAACGAATATCTGAGGCAGAATGACAATCTGAATAACCGTCAGGAAATGGATGCGCGACTCTTCTATGAGTTCTGTACATTTGGCTTGATAGGTATGAGGACTATCTGGGAAAGAAGGGATGGAAGAGAAGGTATCTTCAATGACAAGGTGGATATTTTCAAGCTTGCCATACCTCCTTTCTTCAAGCCGGATCTGAGTGATATTGAGATTTTCGGTATTGCACATGATTTGACCTGGAGAGCCATCTTGGAGAAGTTTACCGATGGCAGCAAGGCGCAGGCTGATCAGCTGAGCGAGATCTATCTGCAGACCCAATCGCACTATTCACCGGAACAGGGTTATCAGCCTACCGGTTCGGCTCAGTTGACCGGACTGGAAGACTTTCTGCATTCTTCCATTCAGGGTAAGTACAGGGTGATAGAGGTTTGGACCAAGGAATCCAGGCAATCGCTATGGGTACATGACCGGGCAAAGGGTGATGCTGGATTTATGCCGATGAACGTGAAGGCTGAGCTGGATGCCGAGAATGAGAGCCGGAAGCGTGCAAACGTGATGATGGATGAAAACGGTGTGCCGGTGCTGGATGAGAACGGAGAGCCGATGTACTATGTGGATCCTGAGAAACTGGATCTGATAGAATATGAGCCGCAGGTGGAAACCTTCTGGTACCGCAGATACCTGACTCCTAACGGCTATCTTCTCGATGCAAGGGAATCTCCATATTTTGTGCTGAGAGATGGCTACAGATGCAGTATTCAGCCCTATTCGTTCTTGGCATATCCTTGCCTACAGGGTGAGGTGAAGAGCTTCATCATGCGCATTGAGAATAACCAGCGCACGCTGAATCATTATATGATGATGATTAACTTCGTGGTGGCTAATGGTGCGAAGGGTGCGCTGCTTATTGATGAGGCTTCGGAGAGCAGCAAACAGACTCCTGAGGAGCGCAGGCATAACTATAACAAGACCAATGGTGAAATCTATTGGAACAGTGCCAATGGTGGCGAGAAGCCGGAGGTGCTGAGCAATAAGACAATGCCGGCAGGTGTGGAATTTATGATTCAGTTTGCCAAAACGATGGCTGGCGAGGGTAGTGGTGTGCAGGGAGCGCTGCAGGGTGTACACCGGAATACCAGCGGTAAGCAGTATCAGCTGGAGAGGGAATCGGCTTCTACTTCTGTGACAGATTTTGTAGAGAGCTTTAACTGCTTCAAGTTGAGGGAGGCAAAGGTGAAGATCTATCTGATTCAGGAGTTCTGTACTGAGCATGACAGCGTGAAACTGGTGGGTGATGACTACAGAACCTACTTCAATCCGGAAACCATGCGTGATATGGACCTGGATGTTGCCATGGACTTGGATAGCTACAGTGCTACGATTAGGGACCAGATTGCTGATCTGCTCTGGCAGTTGAAGAAGGATGGCGATATTGATGCCTACACTATGCTGACAAACGGCAAGTTCCCTGGAACCTACAGAATACGCAAGTATTTGAAGGAGAAAATGGAACAGAAGGAGGCTATGGAGGCGCAGATGATGGCTAACGGTCAGATGCCGGCAGGGGATGGACAGCAGGCGAGTGGAGCTAGTGCTGCACACTTGAAGGATTCGGGTAGCGGACTGGATAATCTGGCTGATTTGCCTTCTGCTTCTTAGATATTTTTTTGAAATCGTTCTTAGTTGATAAATAAATACTTAAAATGTTTTATTATTAGTTAATTGTCAGTTTATAGGTTTATAGTTAGTTGTTTATGTAATTATGGTTATTTTTTTAGTTAAAGGTTAAAAGATTGTTTATAGGGAAGAGGAAGCTGTGAAGTTTCCTCTTCTTTTTGTTTTGTGCTATTCTCTGTTTATGCCTCTATAAAAGGTTTAGTGGAGGCCGTACTTTTTTTTGTAGGCGCGAAGTTTCTGCATCGGGATGGAAACTCGCCACATGTAGTATTCCTGCCAATGGCGAAGCTTCTGCTCTCGCACCTTGTTGTCGGCATCGCAACCGATGGCGCCCCATTTTGATGGGGTGTAGTAGTAGGACTCCTTCTTGATGTCTTCTACGTTGTGGAAATAGCGGGTGGCCTTCCACTTGCCTAGCTGGACGAGGCGACGATAGGATAGGAGCTGCTTGCGGTTTGGGTCGTAGGTCATGATCGCCCAATCCTTGTGGGACTGGTCGTAGAGCATGTAGAAACGTGGGGCACCTCCTTCCTGGTACTTGGCAAGGGTGGCTTTAACGCCTTTTCGCCACATTCGGGTGGCGTTGAGGAGTTCGATACGAGTGATAAATGGCGTGTAGATGCTTACTAGCAACTGACGCAGATGAGATTGATACGAATTTTTCATTTTTTTCTTCTTTTTATTGTTAATACTATATGGGGGCGGCCGATGGAATCGACCGGAACGGGGGCTAGAGGGGGCGAGGGTGCTGGCGACTGCTGGGGGAGCTGCTGAGGGCTGCTATTCGCTGGCTGGGGGCTTGCTAGCTGCCACCTATGCCGGCTAACTCCGGAACTGATGGAGGACGGTGGCGGAGGCGGTCGCGTTCTATTTCGGCCTTGGTGCGGAATGGGAGGATTTCCGGGGCTGGCATATCCTTCTCTACATAGAGGGCTATGGCTCTTGCCATTACTCGGTCATCGTGCTTGCCGGCTATGGCTCCGTAGCAGTCGTTCTGCTGATAGTAGAGGTAGTAGGTACACTCGTCTATGGCAGCTGGTTCTCGCTCCATGTAGCCTTGGTCTCGGATGATTCTTGCCATCGTCTTGATTACCGCTACCTTGGTGTTCTTGTTGGTGTTGAATCCCCATTTCAATTCCTTGGACTTCTTCTTCTGCAACTTGCTGTGGGAGGAGTTGTAGAGGTTCTTGTAAAGCGGAATGAGGATAGGGAAGAACAGCTCAGACTGATTGCCCTCGGTATTGTTCATGCGCGAGTAGGCGGTATTGTTCTCTATGACCAGAAAGGCATCATTGTAGAAATGGGCTATCTGGGCGCAGCGCATCGCCAGCTGGTCGGCATCGCAGTGGCCATGCCACTCGGCTACTACTTCGGGTACGCCTCCGTAGATTTCATCGTAGCGATCGAGGACTACTATATCTGAGAAGTCGGAGGTTTTATGAGAGCCACCAATATCGCAGGCTACTATGTAGCGGTGGGTGACGTTCTCGGAGTTGTCGGGACCAGCCCAGACTTTGAGCGGTCCACCTGAACGCTCTACAAAGCGGATATTCTCCATGCAGGCAGGATCTGCAGCATCATAGGAATCGCCTTCTATATCGCCTACCATGATAGGCTCTATGCCCTTGCAATCGTCTTCCATTTCCTTCAACTTGTATGGATCGAAGACTGAGGTGCCGGAGAAGAGGAAGGCTTCTACGTCATCGGAAGGGTATTCCTGGCGCATGCCATCCAAATCATTATACTTCTTGGACTCGTTGACGTACCAATGAATACCTTCGAGCGTAGCACCTTTGATTTCCCACAACCACCAGTAGTAATTGCCATGATATTGTTCATCTTCCCGATTCTTCCACAACCAGGTGATGAAGTCAATTTTCTCTTGCTCGTTCTTGAAAGGAAGGATATATTTCTCAATGTCGAACCATGGTACGAAGTATGGAGTGAAGATAGAGAGACGCTTTCCGTCCTTGTCGAAACTGTTGGCACGAACCCATTCGTCATGGAACTCGTTTTCTCGTCCGTTTGGCGTTGACTCCCTGACGATGAATGTTAATGGCACTGTGACACGGATAGAAGAAACAGCGGCATTGATTACCTTCTGAGGTGTCCATTCTGTGGTGTTAGGGAAGAAGGCTTCCTCTGTGATATGTGCCATAGCAGCATCGGCAGAACGGCAGGACTCTGGGTTTCTGGCGGAACCTGTCTGTATCTTGCAATCGCGTGGTATGAGATACTTGATGTTGTTCTGGGTGCTAGATGTTCTGAGTTTGCGAGGATCATTCTTGAAAGGTTCTCCTATCTCATAGAACAGCCATGTAGGAATGGCATTCATCAATTTCTCGTACATATCGAACACCTGGGTGGCAGATGATGACTGGTGACCAATAATGTTACTATTCCAGTTTGTCATCCAGAATATCTGAATCCATCCCATATAAACATCTGTATCAGTAGATCCACCCCACTGGCGGCATTTGAGGAGTAGGATCAGGATAGAGCCTAGTTCGCCATGAAGGCGCTGCCTCTCAAATTCCTTGGTGAGACCAATCTGTCCATGATTGAGGAGGAACGGTATATCATCACCACCATCCTTATTCTTGATGCGGGCATAGGCGTAGGCGAAGAAGTAGAAATCGTGCTTGCAGCGGAGACGGATGAGATAGCGGAAGATGGCATCACGTGCCTTCTCCGGATCATAGTCGGCCATGTACTTCTCGATGAAGGCTTGGATGGAACCGCACTTGATGATGGCGCAGAACTTCTTCTCCCTCAACATTTCTACCGGGAGCCAGAGCTTCTTTCCTTTGAGGAAATCGGGCATCTGGCACTCGAAGCGAATGCCTGGGGCGTTCTCTCCAGTAATGGGACGATAAGTAGCGAAGAGACTTTTCAATCTCCTCGTATCTTCGGCAAGAATCTCTTTGAGCTTCTTGTCGGAAATCTGCTGCTCAGGTCGTACCTTCATTATCTGGAATGTTGAGTGTTAAATGTTGAGTTTTTGAGACTGGCGAATGAATCCTTCTGCCTTGGCATAGAGGAAGCCCAGGAGGAAGAGAATCAGGTGGTATATGCCGGCTATATGGGGCAGGAGGCAGCCGATGCACAGGAGGATGATCATCTGCCAAAACTCCAGGCGCTTGAACCGGTAGAGCCATGGAGACGAGAAACCAATAAAAAACGATATGATGACCGATACGCCCAATACCGGGAGGGACGGATAGTAGATGAAGGAGAGGGCTACGGAGCCGAGCCATGATGCCAGGAGGCGATGGAGACGGAACAGACGGTGTACCATGAGCAGGCACCAGGCATTGATAGCCCAATGCATCAGATTGGCGTGGCCAAACATATAGACGAAGTGGGTATAGAGGGGTGATGTTGGCGAAACTGCCAAGAGAGAATGGAATGGTATGGCGAATACCATCAATATCAGAGTGATGAGAGTAATATATAATGTACGCATAGGAGTGAGTATTTTATTTGGTGATGAATGGTGAATTGATTGTCCGGACGTGAGCCGAAATGATTTCCTGTATGTATTTTGCCGTTAGACCCAGACAGGGCGCAGGACGTTCCAGTGTGATTTCTACGAGTAGATAGACGCTTTTTTGCCTGCCTTGCGATTGCTCATGTTCTGAGATCAACAGAAAATCATCATAGAAGGATTCGAGCAGTGCTTTTTTCTGCTGCTGGTATTTTCCACATCTTGGTATTATCCCCTTTAGCCTCTTGCTGACATACCTATAGGCAGCATCGAAGGAGAGATAATAGCACGGAGTGGGCATCTGGGAAACATATTCGCATATCTTAGCCGTAGTGGTTGGCCATTCGACCATCCGCTTCGCCTGCTGATAGAGCCGTATGATTTCGCGGTCTCTATCAATCTTGATCTGGGATATAGAATTTACATGTTTCATCGGAAACAAAATTAATATAGCGAGTTGCTGAATTTATCAAAAAGTTATGCGATTTTTTCGTTAATTTAGCACACAAATATTAAAAATGTTTGAATATGGCAGAGAAAAGTACTAATAATCAAGAAGTTAAATCGAAGAGAGATTCTTTTCGAGAGCGGTTGGCGAGTCGTTATCCTGACTTGGATATGAACGATGAAGATGCCGTTTATAACCAATTATCGACCGATTACGACCATTATGACCAGAATAAGCAAAAGATGGATGGTTTCAACCAGATGCTGCAGGAATACCCTCAGGCTCCAGGTCTTGTGACCGGAATGCTGACCAAAAAGAACGAGGATGGCAGCGACTTTAGCTTTGTTGGTTATCTTATTGATGCTATGGGTAAGGACTTCGTGGATGCCTGCAATGGTGATGCTGAGGCTCGGAAACGGCTGGAGAAAAGTGAGAAGGACAAACTGGAGGCTGGCAAGAAGCTTGCCGAAGGTAAAGAGGCGCTTGCCAAGGCCATGAAAGAGGAGGATGCTGAGCTGGATGCCGCCTTGAAGGAGGCGAAGATGAAGCCTGAGGCTATCAAGGACCTGATAGAGTGGCTTTACAAGCGCAACGAGGATGGCGAGGATCGTGATGATGATGGTTTCGTTTGGCGAGCTGCCCGGTATGGCTTGAAGAAGGCTGACTTTCTGAGGCTCTTCCAGATCAAGGACTTCGACAAGGCTGTGGCTGATGCTGAGGATAGAGGCTACAAGCGTGGTAAGAACGAGAAGATCGATCAGCAGAAACAGCTGCACGCTGGCAGAGGTGGCAAGAAGGACATCAACATCAACGGTGGTGGCGGTGAGGCTTCGCTTCCTCGTGAGAAGAGCCGGACGGAGCAGGTATATAGCTCAATGGTCGGCATGTAGTGATAGTTAAGAATTTATAGTTAATAATTTAAATGTATAGATTATGAGAAAATTTAAGAAATGGTTTGGTTTTATGATGGCGATTTTCGTCATGATCCTGAGTGGTGGTAGCTCTTATGCTATGGCAGAAACTCCTCCTGCAATTCCTGCAGGTGCAGGTGGCGGTGGTGCTACTGGTCCTCTTGAAGGTCCTGGTGCAGCAGGCAAGGGTCCTCAGTGGCAAGGCGCTTCTCAGGAGCAGCAGGAAAAAATGGGTAACTTCGACTACTATGTATCTTATGTGAACCCTACCGTGGTAGAGATGAAGCTGGAGAGTTGCCCGATTGACCAGATTCTGCGTGCATCGAAGAGGATGACACCTGTTGATTCTGTGCGAATAGAGTATTATTCTATCGGTCAGCGCCCAATTTTATCGAAGTTGACGGAGAAGGTGACGAAAACAACCAATGGTAGTACCGTGACCTTGAAGGTGGAGAATCCTACAGCTTTTGATAACGGTGACGTAATCATGGTGGATGGCATCTATGGCTTTGACGATGATGGAACCACTCGCAGCAAATTGAAACCTCTGCAGTTCCGTGTAATCAAAGGTGACGATGACAATAATCCTACCTGTTACGCCCTTAATGGTGGAAAGAATGAACAGCGAGGAAACCGTAATATTCCGGAGGATATTCCTGCAGGTACAGTCTTGTTGCGCCTCGGTAGAGCTGCTGGCGAGAAGGAGGTAGAGACTGGTTCTTACTACTCTATGCCAAACAAGAGCTTCCAGTACTGCCAGCGATTTATCATGCAGGTGGAGGAGTCTCTTATTAACCGTATGTCTCAGACCCAGGTGAAATGGGACTTCACCCGACAGGAGAAGATGGCAATGGACGATATGCGCTATGGTCAGGAGCGAAGCGGACTGTTTGGTGTGCGTACTATGACTGATGGCGGTAAGGACGTGGGTCTTACCTATACTATGGGCGGTATCTTCTGGGAGGCAGGCAAGGACCTGCAGATTGGCCACTGGGAGCCTAAGATGACCAAGAATGACAATGGTGAATTGGTTCCTGTGAAAGTGAAGGTGAAGGTTGCTGCTGATTCTGGTACTACAGAGGTGGAGAAGCAAGTATATGAGTATGTGATCAGCGAGAAGGAGCTGACTGCGTTTATTTCTGCTATATTGAAGGGTGCAGGTAATTCGAGCCGTACCAAGCTTCTTTTTGTAGATAATCTTATTTATCAGGCATTTGCAAATCTCCGCAGTAATAAGCGCATCATTACTCAGACCGAGAAGGACTATCAGGGCTGGAAGCTTGACTTTGAGACCTTTGAGAGCATGGGTACCAAGATTCTGATTTATCGCCATGATGCCTTCAATAGTTGGGGTATGGAAGGTAGAGCCTTCTGCCTCGATGCTCGCTATCTGGATAAGTATGTGTTCGGTGTATGGAGCCGCAATGAGTTTAACGCAAAGGATCTCCTGATTCGTAATACCGCTGGTGTGGTAATGGAGGAGTACAGCTGCTGGGTACTGACATTCCCAGATGCTCACGCACGTGTATCTCGCCCTAAGTTTACCGCAGATGGTGTTACAGACGAGCAGATCCGTGAGGCTGCATAATCGTATTCATCGCTGATAGTTTTCTACTATATAAAATGATGGGATAGTTGAGGCTTCAAAAGTCTCGCTATCCCTGAAAATCCATAAACACTAAAGATATGTATAGATTTGTAGCAAACAGCATGTTCATCTTTGCGGTGGCTCTGCCTAGCGGACTGATCAAGAATGTGGAGTTTGAAGCCTGTGGGATTGGTGTGTACAGTTACATGACTGACAACAAGCAGGTGGCTGAGGCTATCAGGAAACATCCGTTGACGAAGCAGGGGAGAATCATCGACAAAAGTGAGCCGGAAGAACCGGAGCAGGAGGCTGGAAAGCCGATGGATGGTATGGATGGCTTGATGGGGCCAGATGTGCTTCATTTTGGCAACATCACGAAGGCCAAGAACTATCTTGCGAAGGAGTTTAAGGTTGACACAAGGGGACTGAAATCGCCTGCCAGCGTGAAGGCTAAGGCTAAGGAACTGGGTGTTGACATTGATTTTTAACATTAAATATTTTGCGATATGGAAGCATTGATGAGTGACCTTGTGACGGCTATGCGCCTCGCCATTGATGAGGTGAAGCATGATGATCTGAATGACATCTTTGATGATGACTCGGATAATCAGATGATGCAGGCCATTGAGACTGCTGCCCAGCAGATTCTGCTGCAGGCACCGATGGAACTGCTGGAGCCACAGAGAGTGCAGGTTTCGCTGAATGCTCTGGGAGCACAGGACTATGATGCTATCCAGACGCAATATACTGATGGGCATGGCAGCCTGGTGATTCCTGATGACTGGCTGAGGCTTGTGGCGCTGAGGCTGAAAAGCTGGCCTACTACGCTGACTTCGCTGATGGAACCGGACAGCAGGGAGGCGCAGATGCAGGCATGCCGGTGGACGAGGGGAACGCCTCAGAAGCCGAAGGGTATGATTACGGTGAGTCCTACAACCGGTAAGCGTGTGCTGATGTACTGGACTGCCGGGCGATATGAAGCCAACCATGCCGAGGAGACAGGCAAGGTGTATGACCATGCTGTGGAGCTATTCACTTATATTCCTTTTCAGAAGGTGGAGGATGGTAAGCTGATCCTGCCATTGAGGAAGGAGGGAAAGAAGCTGATAGTATATCGCGCCATCTCCATCTTCCTGGTAAGCAAGAAGGAAGCGGAGTTGGCAGAAAAGTTTAAACAATTATCTGAAATTTGATTAATATGGCTAATGATATAGACAAAACAAGTCCTCACTACAAGGGTGAGTTCGGCAGCATCTATGAGGTGAACCAGAAGTTCCCGAATGGTGGTGTGGCTGGCGACTATGTGGAGATAGATGGCTGGGCGCACTACTGGAATGCTGATCGGGGAACCTGGTGTGTGAACGCACAGAGGGATAGCTACTGGGATGAGCTGATAACGAATCTTACAGCTAGTCTTAAGTTGATGAGAGGCGCTAGCTATATGGGCATAGCAACTCCTTCTACACAACCTGATGATTCTTTGGTAAAGAGGTTTTATTTTGCTAAAGAGGCAGGCACTTATTCCCATTTTGGTAATCTTTCTGTTCCTCAGGGAATCAGCATCCTTTATTCTAGCAATGGTAAGCAGTGGATTCTGCAGAACCTGCTGGAGATTTCGCAAGGACTTGGTGATAGCACGACTAAGGTTGTTAGCCAGAAAACATTGAAAGATGAGCTTGGCAAGAAAGCTGATGCCAGTGAGTTGGCTAAGAAAGCTAACGTTGATTCTGTGAACGAAATCGTCAGACAGATTAATAGGAAGTTTTCTACGCAAGAGCAGGAAATCAACAAGAAGGCGAATGCTGTTGAGGTTAACAATGTAGTCAGGGAATTAAGGTCGAAGGATTCTGAACTTAAAAAAGAACTTAATCAGAAGGCTGAACAGTCGGCAGTGAATGCTGGTATGCGACAACTCTCTTCTGAGGTTGCAAGAAAGGCTGATCAATCTGATTTTGAAGCAGCTGTTAAGAAGCTTAATGCAAAAGATTCTGTGCAGGATCGCGAAATAGCCAAGAAGGCAGAGAAGTCTGATATTGCCATATTGAAGGACTTGATCCGGGCTGCTACCGGTATGCCGCAAGATCTGCTCGACAAGATGGTGGAGTATAATGAGGTGTTGGAGAACGCAATGCCGATTTTGCGCAGTCTTCGTGAGATTACAGAGGATGATATTGACAGTATTATTGCAGGTACTTATGTTCCTGATGAAACGGGTTCCTGCCCTAGTCCTGATACCGATTTGCTTGATAGTGTGAAGGCAATTGATATAAAGGTTACTGATACCAGTAAGAAGTTAGATCAATTTATCTCTTCTGATCTTACTACAGAGCAGGTTAATGACTTGCTTGAACAGCAAGAATAGTATTATTTTCATTAATTATTAGATTATGACAGACTATAATTATTTAGGAAAAATTGGCTTGACTACTCTTTGGAACAAATGCAAGAGTATGTTTGTTAAGTCCTCTGAGAAAGGCAAGGCTAATGGTGTTGCAACACTTGATGGCAATGGCAATGTGCCTTTGTCACAGTTAGGCAACATAGACACCACCTTTGCGGAAGTAGTCACGGAACTTCCTACAACTGGTATCAAGAAACATATCTACATGATGAAGGCTGGCACCACTGGTACTAAGAACATTTATGCTGAGTATGTTTATACAGGTGATGTTGCTGGTACTTATGATGCAACTAAATGGGAGAAGCTGGGTGAGGCTACTACAAGTGTTGAATTGTCCGGCTATGTACAGACTACAACCTTGACAACTGAGCTTGCCAAGAAGGTTGACAAGGTTAGTGGTAAGCAGCTTTCTACCAACGACTATACCACTGCTGAGAAGAACAAGCTGGCTGGTATTGCGGAGAGTGCTAACAAGTATGTTCACCCTACCAGTGCAGCTGGAGCCAAGACTGCTGGACTGTATAAGATTACAACTGATGCCAATGGTCACGTTACTGCTGCCACTGCTGTAGATAAAGCGGACATCACAGTTCTTGGTATTCCTGCAAGTTCTGACTTCGTAGAAATCACAGAGGATTATATTAATTCGTTAACTTAAAGATTATTGAAAATGAAGATATTGACAGACACAGGGTTAGTAGCGTTTTGGAACAAGATTAAGCAACTTGTTCTGGGCAACCGTCCCTATGAGCCTACTGAGTTTTCTGGTAAGGGATATAAAGTGCTGGAGAAAAATATCCAGACCGTTGGTGGCGTTAAGAAGAACATCCTAACGGCAAATATGTTAAGTGAAGCCAATACCACCTACGAAATCAGACATGACTTTGACTTGGGTGGGGAGACTATTGAAATACAGGAGGGGTGTACTCTCAAATTTGAAGGTGGTTCATTAACAAATGGTACTCTTAGTGGAAATGTATTAATGTGTGGATATGGACATACAGATTGTAATATAACAAAATGTGAGATAGATTTTGATGTCTCATTGTATATTACATGCGATAATAAAGAAAATACGGCAGAATTACAGAGAGTTTTAAATATTGCAGGTAATATATCTGGAAAAGTGTATTTTTCAAAGACTTTAGATATTTATTATTCAAGCAAAGTTTGTATTCCTTCTAATAGCATTATAGACTTTAAAAATGTGACTTTAATTCAACATGGTTTGGAGTCAACATTTATGAATATCGGCAATTCTAAAGAAACTTATGATGATGAAAATATACAACTATATAATGTAACTGCCCGTTCTTATGAACGAGCAGCGAGAGGTCGAGTATTCTGGTTTGAAGGAGTAAGGAATCTTATAATAGAGAATTTTAATTATGTAGATGATTGTGTTTTGGAAACAGAATCAGGATATTATGGAGGTTGGGCTATTACTATTTCTGGGTATAATATTACTCTTAGGAATATTATAATTAATAATTACGAGGGAGGTTTATATTATGATGGAATACATTTTGAATTTGTAGATAATGTATTACTTGACGGTTTTCAAATTGCATCTGGAGATGATTGTGTAGCTATTCATCCACAATGGAATCCTCCATTTGATAAGAATATTAATATTCCAAATTACGTCAAGAACGTAACAGTTCAGAATGGTCATGGAAAAACCAATGTGGCTAATTTAATTAGAATTGGATATTCAAATATTAGTAAAAGTAATACTTCATTCTATATCAAAGATATTCTTTATAATAATATTGTTCAAGAAAAAGGTAAAAGAAATAAAATTGTTGATACTTTACGAAAATTTGATAATGATTATAATTATTATTTATATGATATTTCTGGAATAACATTTAAAAATATTATAGGAATATGCGTTAGAGAGGATTCTGATAAATGTAGTATGATTTATGATGATAATGTAACTTTCAAAGATTGTCAATTTGATTTTGGAAATTCTATTTTTAAGATTAAAAGCAGTCATTTGAAAATTGATAATTGTGTGTTTACTTCTAAGTCTTCAAATGCAGACAATGAAATATCATCTAGCTATTTAGATATTTGTAAATGCAGATTTGTTACTAGTAATGGTATTCAATTAAATAGTCCAACAAAGCAAGATAGCTGTATTAATTTTACAAATAATCTGTGTGATATTAAGAATATTTCTATAACGAATATAAATAATGTCAATATTTTAAGTAATTATTTTAATATGAGTACAAACAAAGAAGTATTCAACATTAATGATGCTTTTGAACTTAAAATGTTATATAATTCAATCTTCTTTAAAAGTTATGTTTTTATATCTAACAGTATTAAAAAAGACAACAATAATAATTTATATTTTATTGGAAATTTCGTAAGTAATAATACAGTAGAGGTTACTTATCTAATTGCTACATTCACTAGTATAAAATATAAATATGGTTGTTTCTTTAATAATATAATTAATATTGCTAATGCTAAATATTCTTATAAAGATTTTGCAAAAACTATAGATTATGATGATTCATTACCTTACGAGCTCGATACATCAATTCCAAGTACATCCTTAAATAATGGTAAAATTAAAAAGATAGGTACAAAGCCTTATATTTATTTAGATAATGCTTGGAAAGAAATATCTATAGTAAATTAATAATTAAAAAGTGGATAACTATTTTAGCTACCCACTTTTTCCTTTGAATCTTTCGCATCCATATTTCAGCAGAAACTCTATGTTAGGAGAATAGGCTATGATCTTGGATATTATATAATTAAGGTGTAGCTCTAAGCAGGGCTACACCTTTTTTATATGTGATTAATTAGTTGTTATTGCTTTCAAATTGTTACTTTAGCAAAGTTTAACTATAAAATGTTGCGCAAAATGAATGGAATTGTGCAGAAAGTTGTAATTTTGCGCCATATTCTTTCTTTAAGAACTATAATTGTAATCAACGACTAACAAAGGGAGGTTTTATGACAAAGGAACAAGAAGCCGAAGTCCAACGGTTGATAAAGGACGTAGATGTTACTGAACTGATGGGGATGCTGATCGAAGTCCAACGGTTGATAAAGGGCGTAGATGTAACGGAACTGATGGATATGCTGATGAAGCACGGCAATCGGTATAGCAGGAGAATCTTGAAGTTCTTCCGCTGGTTCTGCAAGTACGTACCCATCACCATCATGTTATTACACGCATACGGAATGTGGGATTTTAGCCAGCATCCTCGTGAAATGTTCATAACAAACAATGAGAATTTTCCCTGCTATTTATTCATCTACTTCATGATTTATATTCTGCCAATGGTTTTGATACTGGCAAGCCGATTCTTTTTCCTATGCTGGAGATACCGCATTCCGTTTTTCTACTTTTTCGGCATCAATGCGGCTCATATAGTCGAATGGAGTTGGTACACGACCAACAATATGATAGGCTCCTGCTTTACGGTTATGTTGCTAACGGCATTATTTTATTTGTATGGCTTTGCTGATATGATTATCAATAAGACGGAGATGGGCAGAAAGATTTGCTCCTGATAGAGAATGCTGGAGATAATCGGAGAATAATAGAGATTTTTGGAGAATAACAGAGAAAAATGGAGAATTATGAAGAAGGTACTGAATTATGAGACCCTGGGAAATGCGTTGAAGGCGATGAGCGATGCTTGCTTCAAGGCTGCAGAGCAGCAGAAGAATGGGGAGAAGGTTACGGCTTGCGGTATGAGCGATGATGATTTGGACAATCTTTGTGAACAGATTCCATTCATGCTGAATCCTTATATGACTGCCGGGCAGGTGAAGAAGGAGGCGCATATCAGCGAATCTACCCTAAGAAGGGCTATCGCTGATGGGGAACTGGAAAGCGTGGGAAATGCTGGGGACCATAGCCATTTCTTCAAGAAATGGGACGTTAAGGAGTTTATCAAGAAAAGACTGAAACGAAACAAGTAGAAAAGGAGAGAGGCGAGAGATTGCTTCTCTCTTTTTTATGCTCTAAAACACACAATTTTTGTCTTAAATTATACACAATATTCTTGCGAAAATATACATGCGGTGGTTTTGATATGGGTCTATGTCATATTAAAACGTTGATAATCAGCCACTAAAAGAAAGTGTGACAGAGTTATCTAAGAACTTGCCTATTCCTCGTATCTTTGCAGGCGTAATCGGTTACATGTGAGTATAAACAGAATGTACAACTTTTATTTCTTTAGGAATTATGGCAGAAGAAGTAATTAAGACAACCTCTTGTTGCAACGATGCAATGATGGGTGGTTTGCTTGGAGCGATGGCAAATCGTGACAACAATCCTTTGGCAATGGCGGCTATGATGCGTAACCGTGACGATGATGACATGTGGAACAATCCGTTTGCCTACATGATGATGATGGGCATGATGCGCTATATGTATGGTGCAGACTGGAACAATCGTGACAATGGCGCAGACGTGCAGCGTTCGGAGATTCAGAGCCAAATCGAGAGTTTGCGTAATCAGATGGCAGACAACCAGAACAGCAACTTGCTGATGGGTGCCATCCAGGGTAATGGTAACGACCTTAAGATGTTGGCAAGCAATCTGAACTGTGACTTCAACGCCTTGCAGAACTCTATCTGTGGCATCCAGGCTGGCATCCAGCAGCTTGGTGGTCAGGTAGGATTCTCGGCAGAGCGAGTAATCAACGCCATTTCGCAGGGTGACTTGCAGATGATAATGGCGCTTAAGGATTGCTGCTGCCAGACGCAGCAGAACATCATCAAGATGGGTTACGACAACCAGCTTGGTCAGAAGGACATCGTTAACCAGATGCAGCAGGGCTTTAGCTATACCAACACTGGTATAGAAAGAGCTGCTTCGAACCTCGGTTTCCGGATGCAGCAAGACAAGTGTGACATCATCCGTGCAGGTGAGAACAACACCCAGCGTATCATCGATACCTTGACAGGTCATTGGAGCCAGGAGCAAGCTAACGAGATTCAGGACCTTAAGTTCAAGAACTCTCAGTTGCAGCAGAACATCTACCTTGCCAATCTGATGAATGGCGGTTGCGGATGTGGCGCAGGCGTAGCAGGTGGCTATCAGTAAAAAAAGTAAAGAATGAAACAGAAGCGTAGTGGTATGAACAAGATTTCTCCAGTGGGCTTGGCTACTACAGCATTGGTAGCCAACCAAGTTTCAGTCTTAGCTACTTACAATGAGAAGCTTTGCAGACCTTATTGCGTGAATGGCAGCGTGCAGCCACAGGCAAGCATAACCTACAGTTATGAGCAGCCTATCCTGAATGGCACAACGGTGTTTGTGCCTATCGTGGCTACAATCTCCATCATTTCGCCTGTAATAGGCAACAGAAACGTGATGAGAGCGCAGCCTTTGATTTACACGGAAAGATGGGTAGCAGCCTTCCAGGGGCAGACAGCACTGCCAACGGCTGTAACTATCGCCAGTGTAGGCAGAACGCAAAAGGCTAACGATGTGGTATGCGGAAAGGCTAGAGGCCTGAGCATATTTGACAGTCTGACCGTAGCATTGACTACAGCTTAGTATCATTATAGAGGGAAATGGTGGATGGTTTGTAAGCCATCGTTTCCCTCGCATTTTCCATTTAAAACGATACGATTATGATATTTAAAGATTTAAAGGCAGGTTTCCCGGTTTTTTTGTTTGACCGGGCAACGAGAAAATTCAAGCAGGGTAAAGTGATGAATGCTCCAAGCCCTGATATTAGTGGTAGTAAGCCCAACATGATGCCCCAGATGCCTGGCATGCCAAACTTTGGCACCATGAACGTGAAGGTGAATATTCAGACGGAAGACGGAAAGCAGTCAACCTATTCGGTAGTTGATACTGAGCAAACAGCATACAGCGACACCCTTGTAATATCCTGTAGCAAGGAGAGTATCATCAACGAGGTGAACGCATTGAAGAACCAAGCCAACGACATCATCAATAAGATGCCGGACTTCGAGCAGACCGTAAAGGACTGTGATCATCTTCTCTCAGAACTGGACACAACGTTTCGTGACCAGCAGAGAACTAACCAGCGACTCGACCAGATGGAAAACAAGCTGGATGAGATTTTCAAATTCGTTAAATCACAAAAACAAGAATGATATGAACCTAGTAGAACTTATCACAAAATATCAGAGTGATGCCACACCGGAACAGATGGTGCAGGTAACCAAGATCATCGGCAAGTTTGTGGCGATGCATGCCGAGGAAGATGATCTCCTGAAACTGTATAAGGAGATTTATGGGGTAGTGGGTAACGGCCATTTCAACGACTTCTTTGCTGAGGCTCAGATCAGGAAGATGGTGTTTGAGGATGGCAATGATGTAGAGCATCGTGCTCCTTACTATACCGCAGCCAAGACCCAGGAGATCTATGAGACGGTGAAGGACGAGATTCGACCATATAACCAATGGGATTTTGCCGTGGTGCTGAACATGATTTACTCGGACAACTATAATCTGATGAAGAAATGGTTCCCGGAGGACAGCGAGGAGCAGATGATGGATCGGATGGTGGATCTTGCCGTGAACTGGCTGAGGGATGATGATAACCCTTATGGCAAGTGCAAGGCGTGGGGGTACTTCAATCACTAATGTTTACTTTGTGGGAAATTCCATAATACCTAAGATATATAAAAGAAAACTATCAGAAGAAGAGAATGCAGGCTATATTAGGGGCTTGTGTTCTCTTTTTTCGTTCAGATTCCGCTATTTATCAATATGGTTTGGGGAGGATGGGTTAAATTTGCAGTGTCTTCATAATGTTGTGGGGCACTAAACGAATTAAACATGAATGATATTAGAGGTTATGTTGTGATGGCAGTGGGGGCGGTGCTTGCTATGCTAAGCCCGATTATGGATTTTATCTATGCCATGTTGCTTCTGCTGGGGTTGAACTTTCTGTTCGGACTGGTGGCGGCCAGGTTTAATGGTGAGAAATGGGACTGGAAGAAGGCTGGCATGTGCTTTGTGATGGCGGCAATTTTTTTCGTGATTGTGGTGAGTATCTTTGTTCTGGGGCGGTGGCTGCACTGTGAGCACAAATCTATTAGTGCGGTGCAATATGTCTGTTGGGCTACTACCTATTTCTTCGGGACGAATATCTTGAAGAACTGGAGGAGCATCTTGAAGAAGGGAACTACCTGGTATAAACTGGTGGATTTCCTGTACTACATTCTTTCGGCCAAGTTTATTGAAGACTTGCCTTATTTTAAAAGTTATCAGGAATATAAAAACAAACAGAATGATGAAAATGGAGCAAATAACTAAGGAGCAGATTCTGAAAATCATGCCGAATGCCAGGAAGAGGGTGGATAAGTATCTGCCTTACTTCAACGAGCTGGCTGAGAAGTATCACATTGATACGAAGTTGAGATGGGCGCATTTTCTCGCACAGATTGCGCATGAGAGTGGTGAACTGATCTATACCCATGAGCTTGGAAAGGACTCTTATTTCTTGAAGTATGAGAAGGGAGAGCTTGGCAAGATGCTGGGTAATACGCATAAGGGTGATGGTGCCAAGTATAAGGGCAGGGGATTCATCCAGTTGACCGGACGAAGCAACTACTCGAAATTTCAGTCTTACAGTATGCAGCCGGTATTGGAGAAGCCGGAACTGCTGGAGGAGCCGGAGCTTTGCGTGGATGTGACGATGTGGTTCTGGGAGACGCATGGGCTGAATGAGCTGGCTGATGCGGATAAGGTGGTGAGTATTACGAAGAAGATTAACGGAGGCACGAATGGGCTGGCGAGCAGAAAGATGTTCCTTGCCAGGGCTATGAAGGCCTTATAAAACTGAATGGCGTATGAAAACAAGACATTGGATATTGTATCTGTTTGTATGGATGGCGTTCTTCCTGACGCTGTTTCTGACGAGCTGCAGGACGAAGACCGTGACGCAGGACCGTTATATTACTGACACCAGCGTGAGCAAGGGATTGGATCAGATTTGGCAGGAACGGTTTGTGGCTGCCTTTGAGCAGATGGCTAAGGTAAAGACGCAGGAGAAGGAGTCTTCGCTTAGGGAGACGCGGCACACGAAGGACAGTACTTCTACTACGGTGGATGCTACAGGGAAGCCTATCAAGACGGAGAGTTGGCATGAGGTGATTTCCAACAAGGAGTCGAGGGAGGTGACTAGGCTGCAGGATTCCCTCTATGTGGTGAATAAAATGGTGGATAGGCAGCAATCTCTTATCCTGCAGAAGGATTCACTTATCCGGTTGAAACAGGACTCTATACAGGTGCTGAGCAGGGAGTTGACGAAGAATGAGCAAAGGTATATGACTTTGGGAAAATTGGCTATGTGGGCTATTATTTGCCTGGTATTGGTAATAGTTGCTATTGCCGTGTGGCGATGGCACAGAAAGAAATTTGCGAATGAAAACAATTACAATTAATATCATCAAGAAAAGCGTGATGGGAGTGGTGGAAGGTCTTACTGCTACCATCGCGCAGCATAACCCGGAGGTGGATTTTCAGACAATCTGGGCTAGCGATAGCGAGGAGGGTAAGCTGGATATTCATTATCGGGAGGCAGTGAATGACCTGGAAAACGAACTGACGAAATGGCTGGTGGCAACCAGCACGCAGTTTGATTTGCAGGCATTGGCAGGGAACCTGATACTACAATTGAAGGTTCAGGACTTCTGGCCACCTAAGTTGAGCGGTCTGTTGAGCAATCAAATTCAGAACTATCTGGTGCATGCCGTTATGGCAGGGTGGCTGGGTGATTTCCCGGATATTAAGACTGCTGACTATGCCGGTATGGGAGCAAGTGATCTTGGTACCATCAAGGAGCTGCTGCTGAAAAGGGAATTTCTTTTTGAGGAGATTGCCCGGCATGAGGATTCTGTTGCCAAGGATGGAGTCGGCAGTGCCGTGGTTGCTAACAGGGCTACTGATACGGAGAATAAGGTGGCGGATGGAAACCTGGTTCCGGGAGACAGGGCTACTGATGATACTCAGATGGCAGTAAACGAGCTACAGACGGTTGAACGCAGGGAAGATGCTGAGGAGAAGGAAGGCATCGGGGTGGCTGAGGTTGGTTCCAGACGTGAGGATAATGCCAGGCAGCATTTCTGCCATGAGAGAGTGGATTGGAGCGGTGGCAGACCTCCTTTTGAATTGAGATAATGTTTCATTTATAAATTGTTGTAGATATGGATATTAAGAAAATTTCGTTAGAGTTTGATATGGGGCAGGTCTGCAATGACGTGCTCGTAAAATGTTTCGTGATCAGCCAGAGCCTGATGGATGAGGCTCAGCAGGAGATTAAGGCATCTATCCAAAGTCCTGATGCGCCTGAAACACGGAGTATCATCAACCGTGCCGTGACGGAGGCCATCGGTAATTTGAAGGTGGCTGCCCAGAGATACCTGACTACCGGTAGAACTGAGGACAACAATAGCCTGGAGCGACTTGTAGCCGGAATCAAGGAGTATAGCTATGCCGATAATGGGGATGGTACTTGGACGGAGATTGTTACCATTACCAAGGATGGCAATCAGAATGATGAAACTCGTATTGTTTATGAGAGGGGCAAGGAGAGGGCTGATCTGGAATATGAGAAGGTGAACTTCCTGCTGGAGATTCCGAACTGGAACATCGCTATGACTGATCCGCTGAAGAATCATATGCATAAGTATATCGTGGACTATGTGATGGGGCAGTTTCTGGCTGACCAGTATGGGGATAAGGCTGCTGAATATGTGGAAAAGGCTAGTGGTGATTATAAAAACGTGATGACCGACCTGACCAGCAGGGATAACTATACTAAGAGGAAACCTAGCTGGACTTAATGGAGGGGATTCTTCTTTCTCTTTTTTCTCTTCTTTCTTGGGATTCTTTTTCTTTTAGGTGTTTATGGATGAGCCTTCGCTGGACAGGGGTGGACCCTGGAGGCGAAGGCTCTATTCTTATGAGGGGAGAGGGGTTAGAACTTGCCGAAGCGACGGATGACCTCCAGGCGAGTGGCGAAGTACTGGGACATGGTCTTCATTTTCAGGTAGAGGGCTATGCGGAAATAGCGGTAGCTCTTGCTGACCATGTAGCTGGACTTCATTCCTCCACAACGACCTAGATAATGCCAATTCTGATTGTCGTGGCTGCCGTAGAGCCACATAATTGGAACGGAATCGGTGGTGAGGGAGTGGAGATAGCCGGTAATGCTGTCGGGGACTCCATCTTCATCGAACTTCAAGGTGCGAGTGACGATGATGCCGTGGTACTGGGTATCATCGCTGTAATCATAGCCCTTATCGAGGCAGATGACACTACCATCACGGAACTGGATGTAGGGGTGAGGGTAGGAATTGAGGGCCGTGAGCACGTTCTTGATGAGCAGGGTACTCCATGCCTGATCCCGGATGGAATAGCAGAGGGCTACGGTATCTGCTGAGGCAGACTTTGTATTATTGCTGACATCTAGGCAGAAGATGCGCGAGTTCTTGTAGTCGTAGATGACCTGACAACGCTGGAAGAAGTCGATAGGTGACTCTGAGAAGTCTATGAGCTGGCGCATCTGGGATTTGATGAGCTTTGTTTCTTCGGAATCACTGCTAGCATCCAGGAAGTAGTTGAAGAACTTGCCCATGTGACTGACGATATTGAAGAAGGGACCATCGAGCACATCGGACATGGAAGCTATCTGCGACTCGGCTACCCTGTTGGCAGAACGATTTGTGACGAAGAAGACGGACTGATCGAGCTGCGTGATAGATAGCGGATTGGAGCAGACATCACGGCTGATAGGATGGATGCTGCTGTATGTGCCCTGTGCTGATACGTCCATCGCCCAGATGCCATCGGTCGAAAACGCCATGAGAGGGTATTGGCCGAACTGACCCTGCGAGAGGGCGCGAGTTGTCGCTGCTATGCCCTGGATGGTTCCGATACCTACCGTATTGATGGCATTCAGCGGGAAATAGAAGGCATTATCTGCCTCGGAAGTGTAGATCTTGTTGCTTAAATCGACAATATCATCTGCAGTGTAGGAATATGGATCGTGGATGAACTCCTCTATCTTATGGTTGAAATCGCCCATGTGCATGGATCCATTAATTTCGTTGCATGGCGTTAGCGGAAACGAGAAGACGTAAGGGATGGAATCTTCCATTCTCGTAGTATACATGATCATCTGCGTGGCTCTGGAATCAGGATAGAACTTGACCAGATTGGCGAGCATATAGGCATCTACATTCTTTTCGCTGTCATCATTGACCACGACATGCTTTTTTCCGGACGAGGTATTGAGAATGGTGACGATTTTCCTGATTTTATAATGATTCTGAATGTATGAATTGGTGGAATCGGAATTTAACTTATCCAAATACGGAAACATGACCATGCGATTGAAGCCGGAGAAGAGGACTTCCTTGACTCCATAGAGATTGAGGCGATGGTTGTAGACATAACTGCCTGATGCCAGGAGGCTGTTATGGGTTTTGTAATCGTCTTTCATCTGTTCCTGCAAAGATACTTCGTAAATAGCCTGTTTATCTACAGGGAGAGTTCTTTCATTACATCCTATGAGGTCATCAAGATTCAACGAACATACCTTGTAGAAGGCTGGTGTATTGACCAACTTGTTTTGATATACATCATCTGAAATGGTAGGGAAATTGACCCTGACACATCCTACTACGTCCGTATCATTGCCGTAGGTATAATTATCAACCCTTCCAGCACCTAAGCCATAATTAGGTTTATAGATGGCGAGAGACGTAATTTTCTCTGCTGTATCAATATTGGTGATAGGTGGAGTGATGAACACATCAACGGACTTGATGACATCTTTCCACAACTTAAGTTGGTATGTGTCTCCACTGAGACTATAAAGAAGGGAGACATTACGAGGATAATAATAAAATGCAACCTTATTGATTGTGATTTCGAAAGGTTGATTATCTCCATCTAAGCGTGAAAATTTGACAGTGTCCTTGACATTGATCTTGCCCTTGAAAACGTCTCCTAGTGCATCGTCTTTATTGAACGTAAGATTGGCACTGGCTACGGCATAGGAATTAGGGACCTGGACAGGCATGAAGACCGGAGCAGAATGCATAATCATGGAGCCATCAAACATGCGATAACAATAGCGGACAAAGAAATTGGCATAGAACCGACCATTTCGTGCAATCACATTGTTGGTGCGATTGACAAGGGCATAAATGCTCTGGGTTATGTCAGACTGCTTTTCTTCTTTAATGCTGGCGCATATTTCGCCCAAGCTGAAACTATCATTGTCTACTACACTGAAAATATCAGAACAAGAGAAGCTGGTCTGCTGGAAGCAATCAAAGAAGCCATTACTGCTGCTCTTGCTATCAATGCCACCAAGGTCATAATCATCAGCATGGTTGGTTGTATTAATAGAAAACCCTATATCCAGGAATGGTGGCTTCTGCCCCAACCATTGGTAGGAACTATAACCGGAACTATCGGGGTGGAAAATGGCGTAATGGATGCCATTAGTGGCGATGATGATGAGGGTATTGCCTACAGAATTGACGGACTGGATGGTGGCTTCGGATGAGAAAGTATAGATACTGTCCATGTAGGAACCATCAGAATCGAACCAATAGATACTATTGGAGTGAATACCGATGAGATGCTTGTAGCTGCCAGTTTCGTGGATATAAAGGAGTTTGGCGATGTTTTCTGAATCACCGATATATAACGCTGAGGCTAAACTGGTGCCAGCGATGATGGCAGGGCGCAGTGCGCCATCATGCAGCTCTAGATTGCCGCAAAGTGATAGCGCACCGTTTTCTACAGCCATTTCGTCTGGTGTAAGGCTGAGGCCTTTGAAACGAATTGATTGTTGCATAAGAATTTATTATTTTACATTGAATTATTTATCTGCAATGGGCGAAATCAGCCCTGTTGATGACAGTAAGAGCCTGATATTCGACACTATTAATACTGATGGTCTGGTACTGATCGGACACGATAAGGTCTATCTCTGTGGCATTGGTGGGAATGCCGCTAATAAAGGCAAGCATGTGTCTGACCGTATTGACGCTGCATCCATGTAGCTGGCCTTTCCGGCCGGAGAGCAGGATGGAGTCGGGCAGATCGGTCTTGATGATGTACATCTGGTCATCCATGTAGCAGAAGCTAATCTTATCGCTCCGGGATAGCCCTAGAAGCTTGCAGGGCTGTGTGCGGAGGGTGATACGGCCATTACGATTGATGGTGAGTCCACGCTTCTTACAGCGTGGACGGTTGAGGATGATGAGTTCATGTTCTGTCTGCATAGTCTTTTGGTTTATGGAGCCAGAAACGGAAGTAGTCGTTTTCGGCATCCTGATTGCGTACCTTAACATATTCGCGCGTGACATAGAAGTGCTGCTTCTGTACGGTAGGGTTCAGCTGGTAGTCGTAGAGCATAGCAGCAGGCTCTATGCGGCCATCGAAGGTGATCTCATACCAGTAGCGATGGAGAAAGAACCATTTCCGCCTACGGACCTCCTGAATGGTGGTGTAGTTGCTCTTATCCACCCGGCATGGAACGATGCTCCAGGAGCCATCCTGCCAAGTTTCCCGGGTCTCTATGGTTTCTCCCTTCTCGTCTTTTACTTCTTCGGTACTGTATGACTGCTGGATCTTGACGATGAGGCATACATCATTGACAAATACCTTTGCCATCTTGCGGTGGCAGAGCATGACGTATCTGCCTTTCCGGTCTCTGAGGAGGTCACGCTTCTTTCCGGGTCTATTGATGACGCATACGGTAGAGAGATACTTTCTGCGAATCATGGTAAGGATCTTGGGGAGATTGGCCTTGGCGTGCATGCGGTCGATGACCTTCTGGACCTTATCAAAGTTCTTCTCGGCTTCCGTCTGCTTGATGGTAACGGCCTTCTGTTCACGTATCTCCTTGACCTTTTCGCGTACCTGCTTGGTAGTCGGTACTTCGAGAACGTGACCGGTCTTCTTGTCGAGTCTGAGGTTTGACTTCTTTTTCATATTCATACTGATATAGTTTAGATATTACCTGTATTCTTGATGATGATTTCGAGGCTGTAATCATCACAAATATCCTTGCCGTTAGCCATGCGGTGATTGAAGGTGCAAGGGATTCCCTTCTTGTAGAGAGGGCACAGGAAGCAGTGCTCTGGGATTTCTCCCAACTCGGTGACGTGGGTTTCATCGCTTTTCTTCTTGCGACATGTGAACTGTACTACGTAGCCGAAGTGGTCGTATAACTGGCCAGGCATAACCGGTGTGACTTCTCTAAGCGATGGAAGCTTGTAGCCCATGCGCTTGATAAGCCAGAGGCGAAGGCATAAGAGGATTTGCTTAAAAAACTTTTTCATACTGCTAAATATTTACTTCTAAATTGATGTTGCGAAATTATGCTTTTTAGATGTAACAGGAGTGATAAGTTGCGCAACTTGGTTCTGTAACGACCAAATTGCGCAAGATAGCTGTTTACTTTCCTGATTCCTCGTCAGATTTCTGGTCAGGTTCTTGGTCTGAATCCTCCTTCTTTACGGGAACCTTATGCTCGAAGACATCCATGATCTTGGTCTCGCTGAGGCTCTTCACCTCATAATCGATCATGGTTTTGCCCATCACCTCATCAATATAGCGTCTGGCACGCTCGATAGATTTTGCCTGAACGAGGTAGTTATAGTAGGAACGCTTTTCCTTTTCGGTCTTTTCATCAATGGTGATGAAGGCGAGGCGAGCCTTGAACCAGAGATCATCATCATCAACGTCTGAGAAGAAGATCTCTCCATAATTTGCCCGGTTGATGTTGGCAACATTCAGTTCTCCTGAAACATAAGGCGCCATCTCCTCGATGATGCTTGCCTCTGCCTCGGTGAAGGATAGGGCTTCTACGGTGTAGAGTTCGGTGACGGTCTTCTCGGAGCCATCTTCCATGGTCTTCTCATAGCGCACCTTGCACTCGAACCATGTAGATGTGCGAGAACGGAGTGAGTTTGTTTGTTTCTTGTCTGTCATAATCTTAAATTTTTAATTTGTTATACATTATTTAATAGATAGCGCTGAGGCTATTGCTTGTCTTCTATGGGCGGCATTCCCTTGGGTGGCAGGTATTTCTTAGCCTGATAATACATCACACCGCCCTGGCATCTGCGGAGATAGTCGTTATATTCTATCTTTGCCAGATTCTCATCTTGGGAGGAGAAAACGGAACGAGCCTTTGCACGTGGGTATCTCTCCATCACGTGGTACTCGATGATGTAGCCCTGCTTGATGTACTGAGCATCCTGCCATTTGGTGAGTAGGGAATCTATCTTGCTCTCTGACTTCTTGATGGCATTGTAGAGGTCATACCTTTTTTGCTGATCGGCTCCCGGTATTTTCTTAAGCTGGAAGTACTGCCGGGAGTTGGCGCGAAGCTGGGCTACCTCGAGGAAGAAGCTGCCATTGTCATCCTCCGGCACATCATTTCCGTCAGCATGGAGAATGATTTCATCTACTCTCTTCTCCAGTTCGATGGATTTTTTGAGCAGGTCTTTATCGCGAGTTTTCCAAAACTCTCGCTGGTTGGTTCGCATTTCTGCGACAAGTTTGTGGAATGCTATTGCTTTTTCTTCGCTCATATTACTTGATACCTAATATTTTCTTGATTTTTCTGATACGTTCTTCCTCCTGAGGGAGAAGATTGCCATTCTCATCCACCTGACATAGCTGTTTGAGATTGTTGCATCCTTTGGACAAACGTACCCATTTGTGGCGGCCATCATGCTCTAGCAGACGGTTGCGATGCTGTGCCTCACGGAGGAGGCGCTGCAGGTGCTCTTCGTGGGAGACCTTGGAAACTTCATTTTGTACTCTGTTCATAATGCTACTTGTCTTCTGATTCTGAGTTCAATATCTCAAGGCGAGCTTTCAGGGCATCGAAGTAGAGACTCATGCCGTGATATTGGGACAGCAGTAATGCCCCCTGCTCTGGTCCGATTTTCTTGGCAATATTTGCAAAGCCATTATCCTGGATAAACTTATGGAGTTTCAGTAAGCGTATTCTCAACTCCTTGAACTCGATTTCCAGGCGGTCCTTGAAGTCTTCGGCTATCTGGTATGACTTCTCGAACACATCCTTAGGGGACCAGGAATCGTATGTGCTGCCATCCGGGTTGGTGTACTGGACGTGATAGCCTTCTCTCCATGTGTCGCCGACATTATTGGCTCTTGCAAAACCTTTCTCTACTGCGTCAAATTCATTCATCGGTTCTGCCTTTACCGTTTTGGTACCTTTGTACTGCTTTAAAGTTGTTTCTTCCATAATCTTTGTATTTTATGATGTTATTATATGTTCATACTAATCTCTTTGAAATGTTACTGTTTCATGTACCACCTCGCTTTCTTTGTTAGAGGAATGAATGCCGGACGACTCTCGTCTTTCCGAGCTGCCAGATTAAAAATTATTAAGTGAAACATTGAGCGCAAAGATACAGTCTCAAATGTGTTAAACTTTATGTTATTTGCCGTTTGCGGTCATTCATTCGCTGATTATACACTTGCTCTAGAGGGCGCATTTCTGGGCTTGCTCATTGAGCTGTATTACTTTCTTATAATGTGCTGCAGTGGCAGGATCCTTGAAGATGTGGGCCAGCTTCTCTGTGTCGAAGTTTCTGGCTGGCTTCTGTCTTTTGGGACGCTTGGCAGCGATGCCAAGTATCTGGTTCTGCAGGCTCTTTTCCCGGTATGCCTTAAACTTTTCGGGATGGGCTTTTCTCCATTCCTTTTGGTAGGCCAGTATCTTTTCCTTATTCTTCTGATAATAGGTGTTCTGATACTGCCTTCTTTTCTCCGGATACCGTTTCTGGTACTCCCTCCACTTTTCGGGGTGCTTGGAATACCACTCCTTGCTATACGCTTTCATCTTCTCTTTATGTTTAAGATAATAGGCGTGGCGAGTGGCGCGGATCTTTTCTGTTCTTTCTTCCAGGGTCATATTGCCTAATCATCTATCTGGGAATCCTTTGAAATGTAATCTTGATCAATTCGGATATGGGCATCAAACATGATGCATCTTGCCAAGACAAGAAGGGTATGATCGTTGCTTACACCAGAGAACATAGGGAATGATATGGTACACTTCTCGGTTTCGAGAGTAATCTTCTTGTTAGCTGTGTAGAGATCATTATCATCAGACGTGTAAGGCATAGCCAAAACTCTATATGTGCCATCACTACTATTTGACATGAGCGTGAATTTGTATTTTTTCTCTTCATCATCTTCACTGATTGTAACATATACATCCTTCATGTTGAAACTGTCATCTCTTACCTCTAGCTCAAAGCTATTATCGTAGTCTGAATCATCAAAATCTATATGAGACATCATGTCTTCTGCCAATGTAGAGAGCAGGATGGTTCCATCACTCTCTTCTTTCAGGTGAGAGAATGCTCTGCGAATCTCCTGCGCAAAGCTTTCAACACATTTCTTGTTGACGATATTCTCTATCTCTGCAGACAAAGACTTGCTCAACAACTCAGAGAACTCAGGCAATTCGAGACGAGTGGATGGAGCGTTCTTCTCCAGGTATTCACGTAATTGCTTTCTGTAGGGTGAATCAAATCCACAATAGTAATCTTCGATTTCACGTAATGCAGCTTTCGTAGCAGCTTCTTGTGCAGCCTTCTGGATAATATTCTTATCAAGAACAGGCGCGGTGATTTTAATTTCTGTGTCCATAATTATTTGAATTTAATGATGAAAAACTCTTTGTTTTCGAACTCCTTAGGGCATAAGCCGGGCTGGGGCTTGCCGATGGTGATGCTCTCAATCTCCTTCTCAATTCGTGGGCTATCCTTGCGGTAGCCGTTGATGAAGAGAACGTGGGTATATTGTTTTGCGATAAAATGGTTACAACGTATCATCAGTTTTAGATAATCAATATCTCCGCTTATCTTTTTATCCATCAAATACTTCGTAGGATTTTTTGCAAAAACATCATAAAGTCGAACTGTCCAATAACCCTTAATCGTCCGATATTCTTCTGTCTTTTCGCCAGCCACAATCATATCGAACCACTGCTTGCTGACGGTGAGGGTCAATATTTTCTTTTTCATAAGCTATTTGTCTAGCATCGGGTTACTCTTTGCCTCTTCCAGTTTAAGCATCAGGAAGAGTAATGATGAATGTAAATCTGTTTTGTTCATAATTAATCCTTTCTTCTACGATTCTTGATGTGTAATGCTAAAGCACAAAACGATAACAATAGCACTAATAATTGTCCTGCTTCCATATTACTACTATTTATGCCCGAAGGCTGTTAATAATTGCGTCTTATCTCAACTTCCCACTCCTTAGAAGAGAACTTCTTTTTGAGGTTTTTAATTAAACTCTCTATCTCTTCAAGAGATTCAAAGGCATTAACTAAATCCCCTACTTGATACCAATAGTCCCATCTGTCTGGTTGCTCATCTATCTCCTTTTGAGTGAGTGGTCTAACAAACTCACCTTTGATGGTTTGATATTCATTTGGAATTTCAATTCCTCCCAAATATCCACTTACCGAGCTGTTATCACACACATTGCTTACTTTAATATACAATGTTGCATAATAATGTATTGCGCCACCACAAAGACCACAAAAAGAACTAATTTCTATATTCATTAGTCTCTTTTTGTCTTTAGTATAGCTACCAATAGTTTTATATGTTTTACCTGAGAGATTAAACTGGAATCCTTCTCCAATATTCTGAGGTATAGCCCCAGTTATCTTAGATATATCAAATCCCTTTTCTATTCGTAAATAGCTGTTTGTATTCATGCACTTTACTTTTCAAATAACACGAATGTCTCATTTTCAATACCGATTGATTTAATACCTTTCGTACAATAATCAGTATCTCCGTGAGGGTTAATAACATATTCTCTTTTTATGCAAACATCGCTTTCAGGCTTTGTTAGCAATATTTCTGCTAATTCTTTTGCTTTCATAAACTATTATTTCCATTTTCTTAATTTCTTAAAATTCGACATTTCGTTATCTTGTTGGCACAATGGGGTTGAGATTCGTTCAGCGCTATGGTGATGCGGCTCTCTAACTCTGATTGTGTCTCACGTTCTTTACGCTGTGGGGGGGTGAGCAAATCGCCTATGATTTTGTCACCCGATGAGAAATACATGATGATCTTCATATTGCTTCTTTTTGGGTGAAACTACTCATAGATGTTATGGTTCCTCCTCCTGATTATCTTGTTTCTGCTTCCAGCCTTGGCAGGCTGGCTCCCAGAAGAAATGGTGGTCGAAGAAGCGAGAGCAGGTGCCCAGGCGCTTGGACTCTTTTCTGAGGGTGAAGAAACGGCAGTTCTTGCACTGCTTCTTCTTGTTTCTTGTCATCAGCCACAGGAAGAGGACTGCTGTGGCGATGAGGAGCATCATAAAGATGATGAATGTGAGTTCTGATTTCATTGTTACTTTTTCTTTTGGGTGATTTTACTTAATAGCTTCTTGTTTGCCTCGGTGTCGGGATCTGAGTGATAGACCATGCTGACGGACTGCTTGGCTGACAGGGGGACGTGCTGCATGTAGTCGTTGACCTGCTGCATCACTTCTTCCAGGGAGCGGCAGAGAACGTATTTGTAGCCGGCTGCATCCCAGTATGCCTGGAACTCCTTCTGATGGGCTGACTGCTGGTTGGTGTGGCCGTACTTCAATTCTATGCCCAGTGCGTGGTAGAAGACCTTGTGGGGGCTGAGATCTCCGATGTTCTCTTCTCGGAAAGATGGGAGAGCAAGGATGAGGTCGGGAACGCCCGCAACTACTCCTGCAGCAGCATTGATGGCTATCTTCTTGCCGGAGGATTCTGCCTCGTTCTTGGGATGGAAGAACAGATGCCAGAAGGCCGGGTACTGCAGGCGGAACCATTTTACACATGCTATCTGCAATGCGCCCTCACGCTGTTTCTTGCGTGCAGGAGGGTTCTTCTCACTTTGTTGGTTACTGCCATTAAGAATGGCTTCTAAATCTTCTTTCTTCATAATCGTATGAATTTTAATAGTTCTGTTTACTTAATTGCCGAGGAGACGTTTGAGATAATTTTGTGTCTGATCATCCAAGTCTGCCAGTGATTGCTCTTCTTCTGCTACAGAGGGATTCCAGACGATTCCCAGTTCTGCCAGTGTGCCATTTTCGTAGGCTTGCTTTAGCATTCTTGCCATGGAGCCGTTTGGATCCTTTGCAGCGTATTCTATGTAGCTGAGGTACTTTTGCCTGAGGGCTTCGGTTTCAGCCTTCTCCTTGGCTTGCTTTGCCTCTTCCTTCTTCTGCAGGCGTGCTTCTATCTCCTCGCTGGTTTCCTCATGCTGAGGCTGAGGAGGGGATGGTGGAGGAGGGCTAGGCTGCTTTGGAGTGGACTTCTTGGAGGCTGAGGCTTCGATGGTTGGGTTATCGAAGGTACCTTCCATCAGCTGCTCGTATTTTTCCGGTGTGAATAGCCAGTTGAACGAGACTGAGCATCTTCCATCCTCTCTGCCCATCAAGAGATCTGAATCGTTTGCCCTGCGCATCAATGACTCTATATCCTCGAAGGAGTAGTCTGCAATAAACTTTGCAACCATGCGCCTGCGCTCCGGAGTAAGCTTGCTGACAGTCTTGACTGGAGTGCCGATGAATATTCGGTTGAAGAGTCGTATGACTTCTGCCATCTGCTTTTCGTCTTGGCCCGATTTTTTTTCTTTTTCTTTTTTTTGAGAGAGAGGGAGAGGACTCTTTTGCCTTCTTTCTTTTCTTTCTTTCTTTTCTTTGTTAGGGGGTTCGGGGGAAAGGCTTTCTTTTGTTTCTTTCGTTTCTTTCTTCCCTTTTCTCGCAAGTGTGCCCTTTGTTGTGCCCTTACTTGTGTCCTCATCTGTGCCCCTGATTACTGCGGAATCTTCTGAATCTCCTTTATTTAAAGGGGTTTCGGGAGTGTTAATCTGTGCCCCTATCTGTGCCGTAGCTTGTGCCCTTTGCTGTGCCCCAGTTTTATGCTGTGCCCTAGCTTGTGCCCTTTGTTGTGCCCCATCTGTGCCCTTGTTGGGTGGCTGACCCACCAAAACTATTTGGCTAGCAGATGTTTGCGGTTTTCTTCTCTGTGCCCTAGAGTGTGCCCCTATCTGTGCCCTATCCTGTGCCCTTACGTCATTTCGCCATGGTATGATGCAGTGGGAGAGGGGATGTGAACTGTTAATGTACACTATGGTTGAGGCTCTGGGCGAAGAACATTTTGTGATGATCTTGTCGGCAACCAGCGTATCTATGGCTACTCTGATGGTCTTCACCGTGGTGCGTAGCTGCAGGGCAAGATCGCGATAGGAGAGGGATACAGCACCTGCCTCGTTGTGGACCGAGGAGAGGAGCAGGTGGATAAGCACCTGCACGACAACCGGGCGATGGAAGTATCTCCATTGCAGCAGTTCGGGAGTCAATATGTAGCCATCTGATTTCATTTATGTAATTTTATTTGGAATATGTTACTTTACCTTTGTCTATTCTATGTAGTTTCTGCCTCTATAGCTCTAAATATTTCGTATGCCACCTGCGGAACCCATGCATTGCCGTATGCCTTTATGGATTCTTGTCGCCACTTGGGGAAAGAAATGGTAAGGCTGTCCACATCAAAGGGAATCCCATCATTTCTTCTACAAACAGGGGATTGAGTTGGGAAGTGCTTCCAGTGACCTTCTTCACAGTGTCGAGCAAAGTCTCGCCATACACATTTCCGTTCACTTTCTTCACCCCAGGATTGGTACATCCCTTCCAGTCTCTCGCTGATGGCGTGGGCATCATGCCGTTGAAGTCGAGAAAGTCGGTCAGTCCATTCGGGCGAAGTGCTCCGTTCTTTCGGATGTACATCCCTTTTACACCCTGTTCTTTCAGTCCCTTCACTCGGTTGGAGTGTTTTACTTCCATTGCCGTAGGAGTGGGAAGAAGACCATTGACCGCCAAGGCTGTTAGACCTTGCCCCATCTGGGAATTGGGATTGATGGTCTTGGTGAACTTCGTGCCTTCTATGCTGCAAGGTGTAGGTAGAAGTTTTGCCACTGCCATGTCTTCTAGACCTAGACTGTGGTCTGTTTTTCCTCTTTTTGGATTTCTTCGCCCTCGCTCGTTGATTTCCATGTCCTTGTGGGCTATGTCCATCGCATTGGGTGTGGGTAGAAGGTCTAGCGGAACAAATTCCGTCTTGCCCTTCTTGTTGCACTGTTTCAGCCCTTGGGTCTGAACGGTGGGCAATAATCCAAACTCGGTCTCTTCTGTGCGGTGCTCCGATGGCACAAGCTGGAATAACAAGCGGTTGGACGGAATATCCTTCGGCTTCGAGGTCTGCACAGATTTTGTCGAGGGTGAATCGGCTTTCCTCTCTGTATAGGTGATTCTCTTCGAAAAGATAGTCTGTGCGTCCCATCTGAGTGACTTGGCAGGACTCCACCATCGTCTTGATGCCAGCAACGTTTTCACCAACGACCCAAGTGGGGTGTATCTGCCGTATCGCTCGAAGCATCTGAGGCCAGAGGTAGCGGTTATCGTCCGCTCCCTTTCTTCTTCCGGCAAGGCTGAAAGGTTGACAGGGAAATCCTCCGGTAAGAACATCGACTTTTCCTTTCCACTTTCGGAAGTCTGTTTTGGTAATATCTTCATAACTTTCAGAATTTGGGAACCAGTAGTCTAATACTTTTCGTGGGAACTCCTGTATCTCACAATGGAATAGATTCTGCCATCCCATCATGGATGCAGCAACCTCAGCCCCACCGATTCCGCTGAATAAACTAGCGTGATTCATAATAAACTCAATCTATTCGCACGGTAGATGCTTTCTGTGTTGGACGTAGCTCTTATGCTTAAGGCAGTACTTGCCGTTGATGCAGTTGCGGCCATCCTTGCATAGAAGGCATTTCCGGAGTGCGAGATTACTATTTGGTGATTCGCTCATAATAGTAGGTTACTATCTGGTGCTCGTTTGGCTTGGAGCCGTTGTTGCGCATGGTGAGCGTATCTACAATCTCATCGTATGTACTCTGAGACATTTGGGCAACCACGTTTTCATCGTGTATGCCCTGGGAGAGCATCTTGATGCCGGTGAAGATGATGCAGCTCCACAGGCTGACGCATAGAATCATTTTCAATTTCTTCATAATCGTTCAATTTTAAAAGTTAGTGGACGGTCAGGGATTCGAACCCATCGTCTTCTCTGCTTAGTCCTTTTTCGCAGATGTGTAAAAGCAAAACAAATAGTAGTCAAGCATATCAATTGGATTTTTAATAATGGACATCGCCCCCAATGGGCTAAGACACTACCGTCCGTGTTGTAGGGTAAAGGATGCCTGGATGAAGATAAATTGCAAGAATCATAAAGAGATCGCCAGTCTTCGCATATTATCTGGTATATTCAGGCACCCTTGAACCTTAAAAAACTAAATAGAATCAGCTTGTCACTTACTCACGCAACCGACAGCATATTTTACAACAAAAATACGTTATATATATCAATTAATGTGTCCGGATGGATGTTTCACGAAGTCCTGAACCTTGTTGGCACAAGCATCCAGTTCTGAGATACGGAGGTGGCATCTGGTAGGCTTGCCTTCCTCGTTGTATTTCCAGTGTTCCTTGACATATCCCATTTTTACCCATCGTTCTACGTTTCGCCTGCCGTAGGTGTTGAACGCCTTGGCCTGGCTCACGAAAGGCCGCTTGCCAACAGCCTTTCCCAGTTCCTCCTGCACCACGTTACGGATGGCAGACAGGAAGGTGTCGAAGGACATCATCTTATCCTCGAACTGAATTTGTACTACCTGGTTCATATCTTTTGTTATTTGATGCGGGTTACACTTATTGTTTTCTTCACTCTGTTGGTCTTGGTCTTGAACTTGCGTTCATAGATGAGTCCGAGATCTGTGCAGGTGGTTTTGACCGATTGCAATCTGTCGATGGGAAAATCTATGGATTCTCCTTCGGACAGGTCTCTGATAACCGATCTGAGTGGAGTCTTGTTTCTTTCTTTTGCCATATCTATACCTTATTTATATTAATACCTGTTCCATGATGGAGTTGATGGACTCCTTGATGGTCTGATTGTCACTTTGTAGATTTCTTGCGCATCTTCCGGTGATGAGGTCGATGAATACTCCCTTGATTTCTTCATCCGTCAGATCCGTAAATATGTTCTGCTTGAATCTTTTTGTATAATAGCTTTGTATCTCCTCCATTGACATTTCGTCTAAAACATCTTCTGGATCAACTTCTACACATACATCAACATTAGTAAAAACAGTCTTATTGATCTCCATTATTTGCCTCCTTTCTTGATTGTGAATTTTTCTACTATGTTGTCTGAGGTTCCTCTAAGGAATCCTGCCAAGTAGCCTAGAACGGTTTCGTAGCCGTCTCCGGTAGTAGGCTCCATCTTCTTCACTTCTGCAATTGTCTGTTCGATGGTGGTGATAGTGAAGTCTAGATATTCTTTGTTTGTTTCCATATTACTTTAACCTTATGTTTTAAAAGAATCGGGTCGATGGGCTTATATGGTACAGAACCTAAAGTGACTAATTTTAAATTTTCCTCACCCATCGTTGCCCGATTGAATATTTTTTGTTTATCTTTGCACCGACTAATTTTAATTTTATATATTATGGTACAAAATGTATTTACTTTTACCCATCGCTTTGTAGGTAAAGCAGAGGGAGAGTTGCATGATTTCAGCAGCATTATTTCGAAGTTGGCAAATGAGGGATGGATTGTGAAGCAGATTTCCTCAACAACCTATTCTCATGGTAGTTCATCTTTCATTGCCGTAACCGTACTAGCTGAGAAAAGCGAATAGCTCTTTTGCTTTTTTTAGTTGAAGTCCTTTGGTCTCATGGATTCCATGTCCGTAAGACAATTTTAGGGACTCTAGCATATTTTCCCAATCCTTTAATGGTGCATTGTATATCCATTCGAAAGCATTTTGCATTTCTTCCTTATACGATGCGCCATACTCATCATATAGCTTCTTGCGTAACCAGAAGCGTTTGGCAAGCTTCTTGGATTCTTCTACTGTGCATTCACCAATCTCCCTGGTTTCCGGGGTCAGATCTTCCAAATAGCACCATTGTGGGATGGATTCTGGATAGAGCCAGACGTGCTTTCCTCTTAGCTCTTTGTTGGTAAAGCGACCAATACCTGTGTCGAAACCTTTCTTGCTTTCATCCCAAGTAAAGAGATCGTAGGAGCCATTTCCTTCTTCATCAACACCTATTTGGACTATACATTGGGCTCTATCTTTCTTTGGAGTCTCTTCTATTGATTTATGCCATCTCTCTTTGAGATACATGGCGATTTCGAGATTTTTCTTTTCTTCCATCATTTTTCTCCTATTTTATTTGGCATTAATTTATTTATTTATTAACTTTGCAGCCGAAACTTTTGAAGTAATGGCTTTGTTTGGGTGAACCGCTATCACCATAAACACGTAAAAGCTAGAATTTAAGCCCCTTCCGCAACAAGGGGCTTTTTTTGATGTATCGCAACGAACAGATAGCGGATGTGCGATATTCCATCGACCGAATGGTCGAGAACCTCAAACATTGTTTATTATGGATAAGGTTTCAAAAGTAAACAAGAAGGGAGTGATATTCCGTCATTACGCTCGTAAGAAAGACGGTACTATCATTCGTCCACGTGTTGCCAAGTGCTTGGCTATACCAGTGAACGATTAGTTCTCTTCTAGTTTCAGGGGAGGAGTTGCGGCCTTCCCTTTTTCTCTTTTATCCATCATCGGTTTTCACCGATTCCAGAAATATTTTCTTTTCTACCATCATTTTTCTCCTATTTTATTTGGTGTTTATTTATTTATTTATTAACTTTACGGTGCAAAAGTAATAAAAATAAATTGAACTACAATAAGAATATATTGTATTTTAAGAAATATACAATATATTTATATTGTCTTAACACTATTTGAATATGAAAGTACAATATTTAAAGATTAATATCGGACTAGCTATAGAGCAGCGTATTAATGAATTGGGTATTTCAAAGTCTGAATTTGGTCGAAGAATAGGCTTAGCTAGTCAAAACGTTAAGAAATTCCTCGAAAGGGAATCTATTGACTCAAGCAAACTCGTAGAAGTCTGTCAAGCTCTGGACTACGATTTCTTTTCTTTGTATGTCGGCAAAACATGTGAGGGCAATACTTCTTTATTGAATGTGAATAGATTAAAGACAATTATATTGGATAAAGGTTTATCTAATATAAGTTTTGCTGCTTCAATAGGTTTGTCTAGAAATGAACTTGATGCTGTTTTGGCCGGAAGTGATTTGTCTTTAGGGCTAGTTGAAAAAATGGCTGAGGCGTTGGGAATCAAACCTGTTGAATTGATAAATGGCGCATCTGCTACAACTGAGGCTGCAGTAAAGGGTGATCAAGCTATGTATGAAGAGTTGATTGCTCTAAGAGCTGAGAATAAGTTGCTGAGGGAAATCCAGGGTCTTTCTGAAAGAAGTCAGGTACATGTAGGATAATAGATATAAATCTAAAATTAAATTGAATATGCTTATATTTGATATTAAAATTAATGATGATGGTCTAATCAAGATTTCTGACTTTTATGTTGGAATGCCTTATTCTGAAATGAGGCAAATATTATCTCGTAAAAATGTAGAGATAAAAGAATCTCCTAGCAATGAGCCTGACCATACAACAATTACGATATGCGAGCTTCGCTCCTACGAACTTTATGATGAGTTCTTTATACAAATAGAAGTGTATAAAACTGAATTTGTTAGTGCTGTTGCTTTGGGTGCTGCACCATCTAATATGCATCAATACAATATGGCAAAATTAGACTTAATTCATTTGTTTGATGATATTGCAAAAAAGTCGAGCTTGAAAGTAATAGATGTAGAGTTGCAAAGAATATTGGGGATAAAAGGTGAATATTTATGTAACGACAAATATGCTGTTTCAATGCAGCTGGAAGGTGATTTTTTGTTTTTGATGGCTTTTGAACCAACTGATAAGAATACAGAAACAAACTCGGACGTTAAACCAAGTCTTAATCCTGTGTTTCGTTTATTATACATATTCTATTTGTTAGGTTTAGTTATTGCTCCATTATGTGCTTTTGTTTCCTTGTGTACGCAAGGTTGGCTTCGTATTTTCTTATGTTCAATTGTGGTATGCTTGTCACCAATCGTATTTTTTGTCCAAGCAAATCACATTAGGATGTGGATTGAGGCAAAGAAGCATGGAGTAAAATTAAGTAAGTTGTCTTGTTTGGGGGTAAATCCATTGATTGGACTATGGTTTCTCCTTAATATACCTTCTTACTTGTGGTGCATTGCTTGGAAAATATCTACAGATAATGGATTTTGGGAATATTTTACTGATATATCACCAATATTTATCTGGTTGATATTATTTATCTCATTTCTTAAAAAATATAATAGTAAAGAGTAAATATAATGATAGAAATGGAGAATGCTAATATAGACAGAAAACTGAGGCTTTCAAAGAAGTTCTTTTGCTTTGGTCTAGTGACCTTCTGCATAGGTTTCTTGATGATTGGCTTTGCAATAGGTAGGTTGTCATCTTCTTCAAGTAGTGCTGAGGCTGATGCCTTCCAAACAGAGGTAACTTCAGGAGGCAAGGTATATGTTTCAGATAGCCCAGGTTCCAGGCGATACCATAAGGATCGGAATTGTCAGGCATTAAAGCGAAGTACAGGCCATATAACTGCTACTGATGAGGCTAATGCCATCGCTCAGGGCAAAACATTATGTGGCTGGTGTGGAAAATAATAATGATTTAATGTTTTAATAAAGTATGTTTAATTAGGATAAAGCAATTATGAAAATAAAACTAAAATTGATATTGATGCTCATCGTGTGCCTTCTTTGTTCGTGTAGCAAGGAAGGCTTGAATGATGCAGATGAGGAAACGAATGTTGTTTCCTGGAATGATACCAGGTATGGCGTTTGTTATTCTTGGTGTACGGTTCCTGCTAGGCCTGCTCCATCAAACGATAAGTACTTTGGGGTAAACTTGGCTTTGGAGAACTCTGAGCATCCTGGTAAGAGTTTATATCTTAGTTGTGTTAACTACATATATGGAGAGAAGGTTGATTTAACAACTGATAAGTATGATTCTGGCATAACGTTCAATGATGGCAGACAGACTTATTCCTTTGAGGGTGGAAGCTCTAAAATAGAGGCTGGCAGCTATTATGTCCTTTCAAGAAAGGGAGACCGTATAAGCGTTGCTATTCATCTTCTCTATTCTAGCGGTAGCCATGATAAGGACAAACTGGATGTTGAGTATGAAGGAAAGTTGGGGGATAGTGATTATCTGCCAGCAGAAGATTGGCAGAATAAAGCTAGTTACAGCTATGACTTCACCAGCGATGGCGTTTCCTACATGTTTGGCAAATGGGCTGAGTTTAATATTAAGGACGGTATTGCCTTCTTCTCTTGTTATGCCTTTGAAAAGGGTAATAGAGAAAAGACAGAGACTAACTTCGATATGACAGTAAACAACTTCGAGTTAGGCAAGAAGATAGATCTTTCTGACCGAAGCTATTATAGATGGAGTGATTTTGTGCCCTATGATAATGTTCTCCCCGGCAGTTATATGTATGTGACTTTAGGGAAGAATGGTTACGAGATAACAATTGAATTGCTCTATAAAGATAGCAATGGAGAAAAACATCATCTTTTGATAGAGTATAATGTATGTAAGTAA